ATGCGCATCCCTCAATTCTTATCCAGCATAGATACTGAATATGGGAAACCGTTTGAAGGTGGATTCTACGGTGGATTAATAAACATTAACTCAAACATTTATGCGATAGTTTGGGCTCCAAAATCCACTCAAATCAAAGAAAAAATTGACGTTGAAAAAGCAAATGCATTTGATCCTGCTGACAGCAGCAGCAATACTATCGCTTTAGCAGATGCAGGAAGCCCGCTTGCTAAAGCTGCACTTGCAGCAAACATCAATGGATATAACGATTGGCTGATACCAGCACGTGACGTATTGGAGCTGGGTTATCGCATGCTAAAGCCATCTCGAAATCGTAACTATGCGAACTATTTTGATGGTGTGAACCACAATAGTCTTCCCGAGGGAAAGCACTACTCTGATTCTTTCCCCGCTCAAACCATCGCACCAGATTTCCTTGACGGAGGATCTGAGTCTTTTGATCTTGCTTGGTACTGGTCTAGCAGTCTGCACTCCGGAGGTGTAGCGTTCTGCCAGCATTTCGAAGATGGCTATCAAAGTCACTATCACTCAGTGTCAGCGGTCGGCCTCGCTAGGTTTGTGCGCTTGGCCCAAGTTCCTGTCCAAGCCCTGACAACTACGCCCATAGACGCACAGCCCATCAATTTGCACCATTGACTTATGGGAATTGGCCGAACGGCGCGACAGGTTGCCTTATCAGTTGCGTGTGCATCTACTGAGACACTGTTCGCGTAGCTTGCTGACGATGCGGACTTGTCTGCTTGAAGACCGGCATGGCTACTGTGGCGCTCCAGTTCTCTATCCAGAGGCTGTTTGCAAAGTAATTCCAATGAGGCGTCACCATTGAAATCGTCCCCAACGTGATGCGTGCGGTCGATGGGCTGGAAATACCTTTGGTCGATGGCTACTGATCAAGCTCCAAACGCAAAAAGGCGCCCCGACACCAATCAAGGTATCGGGGCGCTTTTAGTTCATCTGCTCGAGCAGCGTTCGGTCGGCTGCGATCTGTCCGCGCAACAGGCTCACCTGGGCGTCTCGCTTTTGGACCAGGCTACCAAGCTCTCCAACCAGGCTCGCGCCTTCTGCAGCAAGGGCCGCGAGTCGCTGGTGCTGATCTGCGAGATCTCTGCAGGCAGCGGCGTCATCGGCAAGCTGGGCGTTGCGGGTGGCGGCCCTCCTGATGTCGTGCTGCAGGCCTGCAATGCGGGCAGCATCAGCAACGCGGCCAGCCTCCAGGCGGGCCATTTCTTGCGCGTAGTCATGGGTGTTTTCCTGTTGAGCTGCACCGTGCGCGATCACGGCTTTCGCTTTCTTTTCGATAGCTGCTTGCGACTGCTGGGCCTGTGCAGAGGTCTGCTTTGATTGAGCGACCTCCACACGAGCAATCCGCGCATCGGCGCGCCAACCATTGACGAGCCAACCTGCAGCAAATGCGAGCACGAGCAGTAGCCCGTAAGCGATAGCCGGAGCGCGGGCCTGCATCAGTTGTCCTCCGCTGCGAACAGCAGGTTGTCGGCGCCGCGGTTCGTCCAGCCACGCCCGAAGGTGTCGAACTTGGCCAGGCTGGCCCAGAACTTGAAGCGGTATCCCATGAAGCGCAGCAGCACATCGTTATGGCCTCGCAGGTTTTGCATGCCATCAAGCGCCGCCTGGGAACGCGGCCCCCATGCGCCATCGTCGGCCACCTGAACGGCACGCTGCAGGATTCGAATGGCGTTTCCACGCCCATGATTGACGGCTGCATCGAAGAGCTGGAACTTGATAGACTCATGGGCTTTGCCAATCACATCCCAGAAGTCCTCACGGTAGACAGCCTTGGCCTGCTCTACGGTCAGATTTTTGATATCCAAGTGCGGATAGGTGTTGGCAGCAATGCCGAACTTGGTGCCCTTGAGCTCACCCCTGCCCTGCTTTCCGCCTGTCCAGTTGCCATCGTCTCGCGGATCTGCAGTGAACTTGCCCTCATGGCCGATCAGCCGGCCAAATGCTTTATCGAAATCCATCGCGCACCTCCTGTGCAATTTCGTCAATCCCCTGCCCTTCGCGTTTGCGGATCGCATTGAACGTCCAGCGCACCAGGGCCCAGCCAGGCAGGCCACAGGTAAAGCACAGACCGAGTAGAGCAATCAGTCCAAAGTGGCTGTTTGCCCAATGCTGGATGCCCAGGTACTGCACAACTGCAGAGCCCCCTGCAAAGCTGGCCATTACCGTGCTGATGAGTCCTACGGCCCACTCCTTGGGGTCGCGCGGCGTAGTGATGCACATCACGACGATGGCTGCCAGGCCTGCGCCGATTGCGCCCAGGCCGGCCAGGCCGCCGATCAATTTCCAGCCTGCGATGCCGGCTGCACCGGTGCTTGTTGTTGGTTCCATAAGCCCTCCCTGGGCCGTTTGTTTGAGATTGAAATCGATGCTATGGAGAGCCCTTGGCGCGGCCGCGGGCAACAAAAAACCGCCCGGAGGCGGTTGGTGGTGAAACGCTTATCAGGCTTGAGGCCAGCCCTGAGTCTCGTCATAGCTGCGCAAGGCTTCGAGATCCTGCAGCGCCTCGATTGCGTCCTCATGCGCCTGGCGCGCGCCTGTGAGCTGCCCGGAAATAAAGCGGTAAGCGGAATCCTTGGTCAGGATGCGCTGGGCCAGCTCGCTGCACTCCAGGCCGCGCTGGGCGGCACAGGCATCAATCCAGGGCGTTGCGGCCGCAGGATCTGCCGCCAGGGCCTGAGCCTCCTGCAGCTGTATGGGCCAGGACTCGCGCTCATATTGCGGATAAGGCAATGCCACCGCACTCATGCGCTTGGCGTATTGCTCATTGACGAGCCTGTGGAGGCGGTCTCTTTCCACCTGCAGCAGCTCTGCGGCCGTGGGCGCGGCCTTGCGCAGCGTCCAGTCAATCTTGCTCATGAGACTCCTCCTCTACAGGTTCCGGCGACTCCTCCTCCACAGGCTCCGGCTCTACTACCGGCCCGGAAAAAACGGGCGGCGGGGGCGCGTCATGCCCACTGTCTGGCAGCTGCACTGGGCCATCCTGAATGACCGTGATCGGCACGGGAAAGCGCGCGGTCTCTTCGGCATATGCGCCATGAGGAAACAGCAGAGACACATGCAGCACGCCGCCAACGCGCGTCACATCACCAGCAAACCAGGGCGAGTCGATGGCTGCACGCGGCAGCGTGTCACCGTCCTGCAGAGGCGAGAAATCAAATACCTCTTCATTAATTGAAATAGTATTCCCATTCACTGAAACGGAAATACTAAAATCGCTCCGAACGGGGCTTAGATTAATAATCATTATTTCCAACTTCCGATTGCAATAGGTTGTAGCGCTACCGAGTTAATATCTGAAGCAACGAATAGCTGTGTAGACAGACAGGACACTGCAGCTCCATTACTGTCAATACTATATGCCGTTGTGAGATGAGCCTTTGCTACTGCAAGATCACCGCCAACCTCATTAACCACTACGTTAGGAGCATATATAAATGGTGAAGGGAATGTCCACTGGAACAGCAGATTACTGGAATTTGCAAATGTAGGCCTGCGGGAAGCAAAACAGAATTGACTTCCTCCTGCAAATTTGACGTACTCGCCGTTGGCGTTGCTGCCGCGCTCAATGATCGAACCAGAGGCAATAGCTCCAACTGCAGAAGTGGTATCGATCACCTTATCCCATGGGCCTTTAACGCCGTTGTTAGTTACTCTTTTGAATGAAGTACCTTCACCAACTGCTCTGCATGTCTGGATCATGTAAACATCATCAATCCGCTCCACAGTGAGATAACCATAGAACGAAACGTATGGGCCATTAGATGCATTGTTTACGTAGTAATGAGACACACCAGTTGGGTATTGAGTAATGGCATTCATGTCCATATTGCCAACAATAGTAGGCTTACCCAAACCAAATGCACCTACGGCCATCAGATGCCCAGCCGTAACGTCAACCTGACTTGACTGCACGTTACGAGAAGCAGCAGTACCTGCATCGCTGATAGTGGACAGAGGCTGCGTACCGTACATGTTCGTCCGATGCGTAGTCTCCCTCCATGGAGACCATGTATCTGCACCAGTTGCATAGCAGGTATAGCGACGACTATCCGTACTCTCAAAAGAGCGCATGACACCGTAGCCTGCCGTGGCGTCGAGCCATTGAGCGTCAACCCTACAAATGCCGAATCCCATTTCAGGGATACCGACTTCGGAACCGTGGGCCAAACCAACGCAGCTACCCTTATTGAAGAAAGCACTAGGAGGCAGTCCGAACGGCACTGGGTCGTGGTTTCGCATCGGATTGGCTATACCGAACCCATTGAAGCCGCCTGTATGGTTGGAGCGCTCCAGCAGCACAGCATCAGCAAGGTTCTTAGTTGCCAGCGCCTGGATGTTCTCCAGCTTGACGCGCTCGTCATTCGTGAAGTTGTTGGACGACAGGCCCATGCCCGCGACCTTGTCCACCTTCCCCTGGTCCAGATAAACAAAATTCGCCTGCGACTTGCGCATGGCTTCGCGCAGGTTGTCGCCCGTGCCGTCATTGGCTGCTGCGCCATAGTTGATGGGTTCAAGTGCCATGAAAAGCCTCACAGACCCGTGATGTCGATCAGGATGATTTGCGTCACCCCGTCGTTGAGGAGGTACGTTTCATCCAGGATCGGGCCAGTGCCTGTTTGGACATAGCCGACACGGATGTTGCTCCCCTCAAACTGCACGCCCTCAACAAATAGCGGCAGCGGCGCCGGCACGCCTACGTACTGAAACCGTGCCTTGGGCGAGGCAATGCATGCAGCAACCCCAGCCGGCACGGCCTGAATCACATCACCACGCATGCTGGTCGTCTCAGGATCTGCAGGCGTGGTCACGATGCTCTTGATGCGCATCTCGCTGGCGTTGCTGTTGTAAGCCAAGCGACCAGAAGCGTCATAGACACTAATGCCCGGGCCGACATCCAAGGTGGGCCGGCCAGCATCGAACACGAACCAGTCCACCGTCGCCGGGCCATCGCTGCGCAGCGTCCACTGCGTCGTGCCGCCCTTGGCAAAGCTCATGCGGTCGATGACCACCTTGTTTCCCGTGGGGCGGATGCAAAGCACCGGCGCCAGTGAATTGGTGGTGCTGACCGTCACCCCCGCACTGCCAACTGCAGATTGCCCGCGATTGACCAGGAGATAGTTGAAGTAATCCTGGTCGATCTGTAGCGTCCCGAAATCATTGACCGAAGAAAACCCAGCCGGCATGAACCCCTCCTTGTATTGATTGGTGGATGCAGCTGGCTGCTCGACCTGCGGCGCCTCGCTCTCACCACCGCCACCGCACGCGGCCAAGCTAATAGACGCCAATAACGAAATAGCCATCAGTCGGATACTGCGTTTGCCATTTCCACCAGTTGAACGTCGCCCCTGAAAAATTGAACCGAACATGGTGTCCTCCCTGCGTCGGAATAAAGATTGCGAATGGCGTGCCGCTTAAAAGCAGCTCGCTGTAGAAAGAGCCGTTGACGGCCGTGCCCACATAGACCGAGGTGATCACCCGCGACAAGCGCGCTGTGCCATCGACCTTGATGGCCGTGTTTGGATAGAAGACTTGGAAGCCGCCCTGCATCACCAGATCCCCAAGCGCACGCGCAGCACGTTGTTGGCATCGAAGACCTGAATCAGGTTGTTGGTCAGCGTCATGCGCCCGCCGCCCGAGACAGGCGCATTGAGCTGGATCTCCCCTGTGCGGAAATTCAGTCGCAGCACCGGCACCCCGCCCGGCCCCTTCGCGTCCGACTCCAGCCAGTCCGCAAACTTGGCGCTGCCGATGGATGCCGTCTTGATGAAGGCCGAGTTGATGTAGGTCACCCCGTCCTGAATCACGAATGGCACGCTGGTGGAGCCGTTGGCCTCGTTGAGCACCGCAACCCGCTGGGCGGCCAGCAGGATCTGGCTGGTGATCACGCCCTGGTTGTTTTCCACCCCGACACCGATGCCGGCCATGTACGGCTTGCCATCCACGGTCAGCTGGGTCTTGATGGTGTACATGGCCGCGAGAGCGCTCTTGAGCGCCTCCACCTCGACCAGGGAGCCGTCATCACTCTCGATCTTGTCCAGCAGCGCCTGAGAGAGCTGGGTCTCCGTGATCTGGTCCCGGAGATAGTCCAGGATCAGCGATGCATCCGAGCTGGCCTTGCCCTGCACGCCCGATACCGTGGGATACCACGGCCCGGCCAGGCCGTTCTTGTCCACCAGCCGCGCCCAGAAGAAGAACGCGGCGCCGGCGGCCAGGCCCATCATCGTGTGCGTGTTCTGCGGGTAGGAGAAGTCGCCCAGCTTGATGGCCTGCGCCAGGTTGTTGGTCTGGCTGTACCAAAGCTCGGTGCGCTGGATGATGTTGGCGCCTTCCGGGAAGCCCCAGGACAGACCGATACCGAACACTTGGCTGACGGCCGTCAAGTTGGTGACCGCTGGCGGCGCCGACAGAATGCCGGCCAGCACCGTGGGCGCCGATTGCGTCCAGGCGCTGGGCACCTCGATGGCGTTGACGGCACGCACGCGGGCCACATAGGTGCCCGCATAAGCGCCGTCGATCTCCAGGCCCGTGGTCGTGGTACGACCAGCGCGCACCCAGTCGCTGTCATTGCGGCGCCACTCCACCTCATAGAGCACTGCGGACTCGGCCGCCTCCCAGCGGATGGCGGCTGTCTGCGAGCTGATGCCCTGGCGCACCACATTGAAGCTGCTGAGCGTGACGCTGCCAGGCGCGGGCTGCACCTTGGGCGGCACCACCGTGATGGGGCGCGGGTCCAGGCGGGTGCCGTGGTCGATGGCAGAAAACTTGCCTGGCTCGTGCTGCACGGCCGTCACGTCAAACGTGATGCCCTCGCCTTCGGTCACGCTCATGACCGTGTAGACCTGGGTCTTGAGCGTGGGCGCCTCCAATGCCCAGACCGACTGCGCACGCGGCGCGGCCGAGAACTGAGTCTCTACCTCCACGGTCATGGTCGTGCCTGGCAGCGAGATCATGTCGGCCGTCAGCTCCGAGCTGTCCACGGTATAGCTCGTCATGTCACTCGTGAGCAGCACGCCGTAGGCCTTGCTGACCTTGCGCGTCTCGGCCACGCCCGAGGGCAGGATCACGGTGAGCTCGTCACCGTACTGGATGCCCAGCTCGGCATCGATCTCGATGGTCGACTTGGTGGCGGAGCGGATGCGGCCGCCGATCCGGCGACCGGCGCGCATGTTGTCGGCAATGCGAATGATCTGGCCAGGGGCGCACAAGGTGCCGTCAAGCCCGACCGAGAACGAGACCGATTGCGTCTCGCGCTTGGCCGTGAGCAAGGCCCACTGGCCCACGCGGTAGGCCTGAGACTCGCTGGTGCAGCCAAAGGCCGAGATCTCGACCTGGCGCACGCCATAGCGGGCCACACCTTCATCGTCCTGCACATAGACCAGCTTCTGGCGCGCCATGTCGTCCATGTCGTTGTACGACACCAGGGCCACGGTGTTGCGGTCCTTGCGACGGCTGCCTGAGTAGACAAAACGGCCGTCGATCACATTGGCCTGTGTATACGTGTACACAGGATCGCGCGGCATGTCGGCCACGGGCACGGCCGTGCCGGCAGCCCAGTACACCATGCCCCGGAACACCGAGCACAGATCCTGCAGCACGCGGGTGGCATCGCCGCGCTGCTGCAGGTAGACATTGCAGGTAAAGCGCGGCTCCGTACCGCCACGGCCATCGGGCACCAGCTCATCGCAGTAGGCGGCGATCTGGTACAGCGCCCACTTGTTCAGCCAGGCTGCGGGGATGCGCTTGCCCAGGCCGTAGCGCTCGTTCAGCACCAGGTCATAAAACACCCAGGCCGGATTGTTGCTGTAGGCCGTCTTGAAAGTGCCATCCCACACGCCCGTGTAGATGCGCGTGGCGGGATCATAGTTAGCGGGCACTTTGATGATGCGACCGCGCACATGGTAGGCACGCGCCGGTACAGCATTGAACTGGCTGGCATCGATCTGCAGACCGATCAGGGCCGACATGGGGTAACGCAACCTGGCATCAATCACCTCGGCCAGGCTGTCGATCACCGTGGTGTCGCTGATCTTGTCAGATGTGGCATTGGCCGTGAGCCGGCGCACGCGCACCACCCAGCCGCTGGCAGCCACAGGCAGATCAATACGGTGCGTGCGGCGATACTGGGCCGTGGTCTTGCCGCTGAAGGAAGTGTTGATCACCTCCACCCAGGCGCCGCCATCGGTTTGCAGGTCGATGGCGTACTGCACCGAATAGCCATTGATATCGCCCGTACTGGTGTCCACCGAGCGCAGGCCGTTGACTCCCAGAGTCACGCGCACGGCCGACAGGTTGCGGTTGTTGACCGCACGCACCCAGGGCACGCCGAACTTGAGCTCCACATTCACGCTGGCCGTGGACTCCGAGGCCGGAAAGCCAGGGACAGGATCCTGCCACTGCGTTCCTGCCCGGAAATCAACCTGCACCCCTTCAAAATTCATGCTGCCATCGGCGTTCTGCAGCGGCGTCTCGTTCAGGTAGATGCTTTGCAGGCCGTTGACCAGGCCGGAGATCTCGCCCTCGCTGAGCAGATCGAGCACGCGGGCATAGCTGGTGCTGTGCAGGCTGTCGGCCGCTTCCACGGGCTGGCGAGCGCTGCCGCCGCCCTTGCCTTTGTAGCCGCGCAGGCTCCAGCCGCCCTGCACAGGCCGAGGCCCGGAGCGCACCACATCGAGAACGGTCATTGCTGGTCTTCCGCAAAGATGCCCGCGCTGATGGCGGCCGAGCCAATGATCAGCTCGCCATACAGCAGCGGGACGGGGTTGCCTTGGGCCGAGGTGTTGACCGGCCCGTTGAAGTTGTAAGAGGCCCCGTTGTCGGGGCCATCGGCCGTGGACAGGCCTTTTTGCTGAGGAGAGAGCAGCTGGGTGACGCCCGAGAGCATCAGCAGCTTGCCCATGCTGCCAACCCCTGCGCCGAACACCATGGCCCCGCCCTCACCCAGCAATCCCGCCGTGGCGGGGTTGACCAGATACGGCGCCGCAAAGAACAGCGCAGCCCCGAGCACCAAAGTGAACAGGCCACCACGCTTGGCGCCCTGCACCATGGGCGCAATGCGAATGTCTTCCTGGCCGGCGAGATCAAAAAGCTGATCGTCCGCAAGATTGCGCCGCCCCAGAAAGCAGGCATAGCCCACGCCGCGATCCTTGCTGGTCATCAGTTCCCGCTCGAAGCCCGGCAGCAGCACGCACAGCGCCTGCACGGCCTCGGCGCAGCTGGCAACAGCCAGGCGATGCACCCGGCCGAACTGAGCACCCAGGTAGCCATAGAGGCGAATGGTTCGCAGCTGGTCACTCATGGGAGAAATCCTTATGAGCCATGTCCTTGTGACGGACCACGGCCCGCGTGCATTCCTGCCAGTAGCCGCCATAAACCACGCGCTCAGACAAGCGCCCATAAAGGTGCTGCAGCATGGCGTTGGGAACGGGGTGCAGACCAGGGGCCTCGGCCAGCGGCCGGCTGCCCAGGTAAATGCCGGCGTGATTGGCTACCGGCGAGCGCACGGCCATCAGGATCACGTCACCAGGCTGGATCTGCGCTGCATCGGGAATGCGAGAGAAGCCGGCCTGAGCGAACTGCTGCATATAGAGGTCTTGGCACTGGTTCCACCAGTCGTCAGCACGCTCAAAATCCGGCAGCTCGATCCCTGCCTCCCGGCGATACCAGTCCCGCACCAGCGTGTAGCAGTCCAGAACCCCATGGAAGAACTGCCTCCCCAGCAGCGGTGCCTGCCAGCCCGTGGGCGCGAACTGGTGCAGCTCCTCGAACTGACCCTCGCGCACGCTCACAATCACCCAAGGCAGGCCCGTGGCCTCGCAGGATGCGCGGTCGGCCTCGCTGGGCTGGGCGGGCGCGTCTGGATGGCTATGCACCACGGCCAGGATGCGGCCGGCGTCCTCGGCATCAGCCCAGTCGTCGGGCGCCATGCGGAATTGCTCGGTGCCCTGCGCCAGATTGACGCAGGGGCGGTAAATCTCTTTACGACCCTGAGCGATCAGCAGGCCGCAGCACTCGCGCGGATACTCAGCCAGGGCGTGCGCCTTGATGGCGTCTACCGTCTTTTTATGCAGCATCAGTAGCCTCGCAAGGTATCGGCGCTGGGGAAGCCGCCGAAGTTGATGGGTTCCCACTCGCCAAAGCGCTTTTTGCACGCGCTCACTAGGCCGGGACAGCGGTCCTTGGTGGGGTCGGTGACGGGATTGCCGTCACGGTCAAACATGGCTGCGCCGGTGTAGCCGCAGTACGGCCCGCGATAGCCGCCATTGCTCAGCCAGCCGCAGAGGTTGGCTACGATCTGGCGGCCCGGCAGTTGCTGACCATCGAAGTCCAGAGCACTGGCCAGCTCAAACTCGACCGTTTCCTTGTCCTCATGGGTCTTGCACTCCACCAGCCAGATCTCGGGAGCCAATTCCTCATTGGGGTTAGCCGATGGATTGCCCTCGGCAAAGTTGCGGGCGTCCAGGTACTGCGCAAAGGTGCGTCGGCGCACCACGCGGGCACCGACCAGGTCATCGAGTGCAATGCACAGCGCCGAGATCACGCCGGAGACCATGCCGCCCTTGCCGTCGGGGCCGATGTTGCCCACGCGTAGGGTCGGCGTGGGCTGCTGGCCAGTGCCGTTGCGGGCAAAGCCCTCGGTCTCGATGGCCCAGGGCTTGTATTCCTGGCCCTGCCACCAGATAGACCCTGCCTGCGAGTAGCCGTGACAGCGCCAGATCTCGTCGCCCAGCTCGCTCAGGTCCAGCTCAAAGAGCTGCACCAGCTTGCCCGGCTCCAGGCCTTGGATGTCTGCTGTGATCATGGTCGAGGGGCCTCCTTAAACGTCACCGAAAGCGTGTAGCTCTTCATCAACCGATGACCACCGTGGGGCTGCAGGCGATAACCTTCCTTCGCCACGTAGTGGCCCTGCACGCCCATGGGCGGCGTCCACAGGAAGGCCCTGGCGCCGGCATGCTTGTCGAGAAATGCCTTGATCGGCTTGATCTGCGATTCGCGGCCGCGAAACACCAATGGCCACGACTGCTGCAGGTTGTTGATGCCATCCTCAGCAATCTGGGCATAGCCATCCCCAAACTGAGCGCTCAAGATGGCATGCGTAAAAACGCCCTCGGGCTCAGCCAGAGGGCGCCAATGGAACAACTCAGGCATTACGCCCTCCCGTTTTGTCTTGCCCAGATCAAGCCGCCAGGGCGCATTTCTTTTGCGATGGCCTCTTTGACCGCATTCCCGGCCAACTTGCCCAGCTGGGTCATAAAGCCTTCGGTGCCGGTCGCATTGACTTGCCCCGAGCCGCTTTGCTGCAAATGGACATCCACATCGACCAGCATCGAGGCCGCAGCAGGAGCGACCAGGCCAGTGCCTGCAGCCGGCCCACCCACCAGCCCGCCCTCGGCGTAACCATTGAGGCGATTGAGCAAGCCGAGGCCGACACGCTTGGTGCTTTCAGCATTGATGACGTACTCGCCACGGTGCACCACACCAGCCGGCTCATACTTGCCACCGTCGCCCGTGTAGCCACCCGTGGCAAAGCCCAGAAGGCCGCGCGCGCCCGTAGCCAGTCCCGCGAGCATCTGCCGAGCTTGAATCCGCACCAGGTCAGCAATGATCGAATTCGCCAAGGACTTGAAATCCAGCTTGCCGGTCATCACAAAGTTGACCAGCGCATCCTCCATGCCCTTGAACGCATTGGTAAATGCATCAGCCGTCTGCTGCGCCACGTTCGCAGCTTGGTCGACATAGTTCTGCAAGGCGAAGCTGGCACCCAACTCCCACCTTGTCTGCAGTTGGTCCAGTTCTGCATAGGTGGCCTCAGCGATGCGGATGCGCTCTTCCTTCTCCACCTTTAGGTCAGCTAAGCGCTGGTCAATCTGTGCCTGCTGCTCCTTGGAGAGGTTCGGTGTGTACATGCGCCGGTCCCGCAAATTGCGCTCTTCGGCAAGGTAGCTGTCCTTGATGCTCCATATGCCTTCAGCACGCTGGCGATCCTTGGTGCCCATCCATGCCGAGCTGATAGTGCGCTGCTGCTGCTCCCGCATCTGCTCCATGGCACGCTTGTGCGACTCCGCCAAAGCCTCCATTGCCATGCGCTGGCGATCAGTTGCCAGGGTTTCCTCATGGGCCAAAGCCTTGAGCCTCTCGCCCGTCTCCAGGCGCTTGGCGGCCAGCTTGGACTCGGTATCCGCAATCTGCTTCTTGACGGCCAGGGCATCGACTCCCTTGACCTTCTCCTGTTGCAGGCGGGTGATCTGCTCCTGCAGGGCGGACTCCTCGACCTTGCTGGACTCCTCGATCAGGGATCGTCTCTGGCTGTAGTAGCCCTGGTCATCAATCAGCCCTGACTGGCGCAGGCGCTCCAGATCCTTTTGCTTGCCGTCGATGATGCGGACTTCTTCACGGGCGGCATTCTGGATCTCGGAGAGGTCAAGGCGACGGGAAGCGGGTGCCGTGCTGCCCCCCTTCTTCTCCTTCTCCTCGTACTTCTTATTGATGCCAACAATGACAGTGTCATATTGCTTCTGCGCCTCTGCGCTGGTCTTGGCCGCCTCTCCGTATTTCTTCTCGGCAGCAGCAAGCTCCAGGCGCTTCTGAGTCTGCTTGTCATAGTGCTTGCTGGCTTCAGCACTCAGATTGATCAATGCCTGCTCACGATCACGAGAGCCTTGCACATAGGTGTTGGCCGACTCGGAGAGGCCCAACATCTCGCGCGCTTTGTCGAGCCTGTTCTGCCGGGTCTTGAGGCCCTTGGCATAGCTGCCTGTACTCTCGGTCACAGAGTTGGTCGGGCCACGGTCCTGGTAGTCGTTGACCTCTTTCCGCAGCCGTTCCACCACAGCATGCATGCCCTCCTGACGGCCGAGAGACTTGATCATGTCGATCACCTCGGCGCCCACATTGCGAATGGCAATCCAGCCCTTCTCAACTAGGCCCAAGTTGGCAGTGATCGTGCTGGTAGCGCCGGCAATGGCCGAATCGTAGGCATCCTGGGCCACGCGGGCGGCATCCGTCTCGCGCCCCACTTCCTGCAGTGACTTGATCTGCTCGAAGGTTGCCGACGTCAGGAAGTCCATTTGCTTGTTCAGCTCGAGCACCGCCTTGACGGGGTCTTCGCCCAACTTCTTGAAGTCCTTGGCCACCTCCTCCACGGATTGTCCGGTGGCACGCTCCCACTCAATCGCTGTCGTGGTGTAGCGCTGCAGGCGTTCAGCACCAACGCCAGCATTCGCTGCAAATATGACCAGGGCCTCAGCCGCTTTGGCCTGGGTAATGCCTGCCACGTCATCCATGGCAGCCGACATGTCCACCAGTTGCTGGACACTGGTGCCAGCCTGGTTGCCAGTCTTTTGCAGCACGACCAGGAATGCATGGGCCTCCTTGGCGCCTGAGTACAGGCCGTAAGCCAGTACGCCAGCTGCTGCGGCAGCAAGCGTGAACGGGTTCACCATCCCCAGCACATAACCGCCCAGCGCCTTGGCGGCCTCCCCTGCACCACCAAACATGGACATCAGCTGAGAGCCCTGCTGCAGGAATACCGTCATGGCATTCTGCCCGCCCTGCAGCGACACGATGATGTCTTGGAACTGTGCAGGCACTCCACGCATCGCTGCAGAGTGAGCGCGGTCACTCATGACGTACTGTCCAGACTGGCTCAGGCGCTTTTGCGCTGCCTCGGCCTGACGCAACTGGTCGATATAGGGCTTGAGCACATCACCCGAGATACCGCGCTGCTTGGCCAGAATCTCGTAGTACTCCGAGCCGGCCTTGCCGCCCGACTGCAGAGCCACGGTGGCGCGCTGGATGCTGCCCACCATGTTCTTCTCGGCCCGAGACATGGCAGCAGCAGACTGCTGCGACTGAGTCTCCAGAGGCTTGAGGCCAGACGCAGCCTTGCGTCCAGCCTCCTCCACGCCAGCAGCCATGCCCTTGGCTGCCGCCACGGCATCGGTGGCGCCTTCGCGCACGCCGGTGGCGTCCAGCGAGGCCTCAATCTGGACTTTACGGCGGTCGGTATCGCTCATTTTTCAGCCTCAGCATAGATTTCTTGAAGTGCGGCAGCCTCCATGACGCGAACCTCGGCGCGCAGCCGGTCGTGGTCTTCATGGGGGATTTCGCGGGCGCGAAGTTCATCGGCCAGCACGCCGTAGTCCAGCCCCACCACGCCGCCGGCGCCGACGCGCCACTGCGTCTGCAGGGCATCGAAAAGGCACCAGGCAGTCCAGTTTTCGGGCCAGACCTGGACACTGAACATGTCGGCGTACTGGCTCACCGGCAGCCCCCATTCCTTGAGGTACTGGGCATCCGGGAGCTGCATGTATCGCGCACGCGCTGCCGCAATCAGTTTCCCAAGCGGCCCTCCATGCACAGCTGCTTGTAGGTGTTCATCACGGCCTGGGTCGCTGCTGGCAGTTCGCTTGCCAGCTGGATGCAGTTGTCCAGGGTGAACGGTGCATCCAGCCCCCATTCAAGTAAGCACCCATGGATGTACTGCCCGTTGATCTGCACCACGCCGCGCTGCTGCTGAGTGGACGGCTGGCCTGCGGTGGGATCAAAAGCCGGAGGCTCCACTGAAAAGAGACCGTCAAGGAATGCACCGAATTCCACGCGGTCTCGGTATCGAAAGGTCACGGGAAGCAGACCATCGGTGCCATCCGGCATGGCGACCTTGAGGGAATGGACGATGCCCTTGGGCCGCTGGCCCAGCACGATCTGGCGTGCAATCTGCTCGCTCATAATCAAGCAGCCTTAGCCAGAGTGGTCGGAGCGCCACGCAACAGCACCGTGGACTTGGTAGTCATCTCGGCACCCTTCTCGGTGCTCGGTGTGTCGTCATAGGCCAGCTCGCCCACGTAGTAGCTGGCGGAGCCGTCCTTGAAGTCCAGACGATGCACAGACTCCATGCCGTCAGACGCCTTCAAAGCAGCACGAGCCGCACCATCCTGTTTCCAGCTGTTGGTGTATTCCAGGCGGCGCGCCGAGCGACCCTGACTGAATTCCTGCTCGTCTTCAACATCCAGATAGCTGCTGCTGCCAGTCTTGAGTTCACCACCGCTCAGCGCGAAACTGGGGACATAAGGCAGGCGCTGCCAATCGTTGGCAACCAGAGGGATCAGCGATACCTCTCCACCCATCGGAAATTTTGTGAGATCGCTGGTATCAACACCGTCCAGAGTCACGCTGTCAGCCGTCGCGGCCTTGACGCGGGCCACGCGCCCCTCCAGCTCCGGGTAGTCCTCGCTGGTGATGACGACTACAGCCTTAGCCTGCAAAGTATTGGCCACTGTCACCATCGCATGTGCTGCATTGGACATTGCACCAGCGGCCAAGGCGGTAAGAGCCGCGGTGTAAAGATTGAGTTTTGCCCCATCGGGCAGAGGAACTTTGCGCATGGTTGTGCCCCTTTCAGGCAAAGAAAAACCCGCCTGGTTTCCCATGGCGGGTTGTTTGGCCCTTGCGGGCGTTGAAGTCAGTAGCTGACGCGGATGTCCTGGTCAGCTGTGTAAAGATCCATGTCGTGGTCGTAGTCGTCGCTGAAGTTGCCTATCGGCCGGACAACGAGATCTCGGTGGGCGCGCAATGCGCTGACAAGCAGCTGCATTAGCCGCTTCGGCTCCAGAATATCTGGGCTGAAAATCCGGATCTGCACATCGGCAGCATCAACCTGAGAATCCTCGTTGTCCAGGTATTCGCTGGTATCTCCACCAAAGCGCTGCCAGATCACATAAGGCGTTTGCGCGTTAGCCGGGGCCACAGTGCCGTAGCAGCTCGGGATTACGGCCGCAATGGCTGCGTGTAGAGCTTCGTCCATCACTTCACCTTTTCCAAGGCTTGCCAAAGCACATCAGCCGAGGCCAGCACAGCAGCCGGCTCCGCGCGCTGCGACCCGCGCATGAAGGCCTTGCCCGGTATGTAGACCGGCCCACCCGGGCGGGGCAGATAGTACGCATCCTTCTCGGCCTGACTGGCTCTGCGCCGCGGCTTCTTCTTGCCGGCGCTCTCCGGCCGCGCCAGCGTCACCCAGCCCTTTCGGGTCATCACCACCTGATAGCGCTGCCAATGGCCGTTCTCCAGCAGCTGACCATGCGGCGCAGTCTTGGCGTTCCAGCTGATGTGATACTCGGCAACACCCTGCCCGCTGTTCTCTGGCGAGAAAGCCTGATAGATGGCCTTGTCCAGGTTGCCCGAGAGCTTCTTGATCCTGGCGACGTTGGCCTTCGCTGTGTCGTAGAACACCTGGGCGGCGGCCTGTGCCGCCGGCCTGGCCGCCTCCTCTGCCGCGTCACCCAGATCATCAAACAGCGACTCAACCCCCGAAAGATCGATAGAGGCAATGAGTGAATTGCTCCCCCTAGCCATTGGTCACCTCACACACCAGATCCACATACTCGCGGCGCTGCCGCTCTGGCAAAACGGCCTTGATGCTGTATTCCACGCCTGCACAGACAGCACGCATGTCAGCCTTGATGTCCGTGCGCCATCGAATTCGGATACTGGCCTGAGCTTTGCTGGCCACCTGCCCCGCGCGCACGGTTTCGCTGCCCGAGGCAAAGCGAATGTTTGCCCAGACCTTTGCAACCTCTTCCCAGTTGTTCGATAGCTGGCCAAGCCCGCCACCAGTCAAGCGGCGCTGGATGTGTATGCGGTCTCGAAGACTTCCTGCGTCCATGGTCAAAACCCCGGTTGCACGTTGATACTGGACAAGAGAGCGGCGCTGATGTGAGGAGGAGCCTTCGCCCCTTCGCGCTGTCCCATCAGCTCACGATTGGCATACAGCCAGGCGACAACCAGCAGCATCCAGGCGCGCACGCCGGCGTGCACCGCGATGTCGATACCCGCTGTGTATGTGATTTGCGCTGCCTTGCCGACAAATCCCGATGCCTGAACCAAGGTGCGCCGGCCACTCTGCGCAACGACAAAAGGCACAGCGTCGCCATTGACCGTGACAGCCTCCACCTCAATCACGCGGCCGCGGGCAAGCACCGAATAACCTGCATCAATGGCCTGCTCGATGTAGCGCGCCTTGCGGATGGCCGCGCCGCTGACCTCTTCTGCCAACGCGCGTGCGGCCGGGATAAGGATGCCTTCAAAGTAAGCATCCTCTTCATCACCATCCACTCGGCATTGCAGCTTCACCTCGGCAAGTGTCAAAGGCTCATCGCCAAGGTACTGGGAAATCATGCCTTGGCGCTCTTGGGTGCTTTGCCTGCTGGCTTGGACTGCGGCTCGGAAGCCAGGAGCGCTTGCTGCGCTTCCGCTGCAGGGTCCTGCTCGGGCGCCGGCTCCTGCAATTGCTGCTCAGCAGCAGCGCCAACGTGGGCAGGCTGGAGACCATCCAGCTCTTGCTCAACTTGGTCTGCATCGGGTTCAGCATCAGGCCTGGCCACACCCAGATTCCTCAGGTGCTGGGCGGCGTCCGCATCAAAGCCCGCACGATCGCCTTTGGCGTAAGCCCCGAAGGGCTTGGTGAATAGCACGACTACTTTTTTCATTACACACTCCTTGAACGCCCCGGCCAGCGGCCAGAGCAGATCAACACAAGGCGGGCTTAGCCGAAGCTGGAGCCCCACTGAACGTCCTTGAGCACCACGATGGATTCGACGTGGCGGGGGCCAAAGTCGTGCTTGGCGATCACGCGAATCAGCGTCTGGTCGCGCTGGAAGGCGGAGATCACATTGCCCTGGCCGTCCTTGTAGGTGGCCTCCTTGGAGTAGTCGATCACCAGACCTTCGTCTTCGCCGATAAAGCAGTCACCGAAGTCGGCTAGGTACAGTTCCGAGCCGTTGGAATCCGCGCCCACGGTCAGGTTCGCCGGAATCTGCGTGGTGAACGCCACGGCATAGCCCTTGAGGAAGCCGTTATCCAGCTCCGGGTAGGCCTTGTTGCCATTGCCATCACGGATGGAAGCCAGGAAGCGGAAGGTGCGAGGGTTCATGACCCAACCGACGCTGGTCATGTTGGCATTGGCGTTTTCCAGGCGGAACAGAGCCTTGTTCAGGTCAGAATCCACCTCTGCCAATGTCGGCGTGGCCGAGGTCGGTGCAAACACATTGGCTGGCAAGGCCCAGTGGCGCAGGCCCTTGGGCGTGTTGGAGGTGCCGTCGTCGCGCAGAAAGGCCTTGTCTTCACGGGCCGCCAGCGCGCTGGTCAGGTCGCCCACCACGATGGCGTCCACATTCGGGTTGGCCGAAGAGTTGGCCAACAGGTCATTGCTGATGGGCACCAGTGCCGCCAGCTTCTTGCCCGACAGTTTCAGGTCGTCGAATTCGCCCTGGGTTGCAGGCACGTCGGAATCAGAGCCGATATAGCCAACCACCGCACCACCCTTGAGGCGCGGGATGGTCATATTGCCGTTGTTCAGAGGCAAGGGCCGCGTCCCCATCTTGCGCACGGTGGACTTGGGACGCAAAAGCTCAATCACCTCGCTCGAGAGATTGGTGGGCACCAGCACACCGCCGGCGGCCGAGGTCAGCGTATTCAGCGAAGCAGCGATTTGCTCGCCGTAGCCGCGCTCAATGGCCAACTGCGCTGCAGCCTGGCGATTGCCTTGGGCTGCGGCCAAGGCAACTACCATCTTGGCCATGCCGGCGCCAGGCGCTTCAGCCTGCTTGGGTTGGGCGGGTACGGTCTTGGTTGCAGTCACATCCACAGCAGCAGAGACAGGCACTGCGGCCGCCGCATTCATGCGTTCGGCAGACTCCAGGCGTGCGATCTGACCGGACATGCTCTCGAACTGCGCCTGCAGCTCGCCAAACTCGGCCTGCTGCTCGGAGGTCAGAGAGCCGTTTTCGGCCTCCTGCTTGGCCAAGGCTTGCACGCGGTCGTTGATCTTGGCGCGCTCGCTACGGATTTCATGGATTTTGGACATAACGTCTCTTTCAATAAGAAAACCCGCTCCAGGCGGGTTCAGTGATGCCCATGGCGGGCGCAAGTAAAACTGCCAGGGCAGTAAAAAGGAGGAAACGACTGCGACGTACAGCCTCTTGTGAAGCGGATGCCGAGAATTAAGACTGCATCTGACAGTTCATAGCGGCCGCACGCGCGCTAAAACTACGTACAGGCTGTGGCTTACGGCTGGAGTGAACGCTTGCAGCAATACGATTGATGGCTGCTTGCGGTGGTTCGATGTGGTCAGCAAGGCCCATCTCGATGCCCTTGGCACCAAAGTACACACCAGCCTCGGTGCTGCGCACCGCAGCCACGCTTAGCCCACGATTACGCGCTACCAGCTCTGTGAACTCCACATAGTTCTGCTGCACCAGTTCATTGAGCCACTGCGCCGCCTCCGTACTCAGCGGGGCATCACTGGCCAGATCCGCCTTGCGCGCGCCGGCAAAGATGGTGGTGACCTTGATGCCCTGCTCTTCATAGCGCTTGCTCATGTCCACATGGCGCGCGATGACGCCGATGGAGCCCACCCCCGAGGAGTTGCTGAGCACGATCTCGTTGGCCGCGCTGGCAAGGCCGTAGGCCGCTGAGTAGCAGGAGAAGTTGACGATGGCCGTGATGGGTTTGATGGAGCGGGCCGCAAAGATCTCTTCGGCCAGGTCAGTCATGCCGGTGGCTGAGCCGCCGGGGCTGTCCACATCCAGCGCAACATGTTCCACCGCATCATCAGCCAGCGCGGCCTGCAGCTGGGTACGAATGCCTTCGTAGCTGGTCATGGTGGTGCACATGTCCATGTGCGCGGAGCGCGAGACCAGGGCGCCATGAATGGGCAGGACGTAGACACCGCTCTCTCGGGCTGCGTTGAGGCGGCGCTCTGCCGGCGAGATGGCGTTAACTGGCTCGTCATCCTCCATGGCCATGATCTGACCGCCGGGGTTGAGGTTGACGATGTTCAGGTTCATCGCCTGGTTGGCCCAGTTCACAGCCATGTCCAGCCAGTCTTCGCGCACCATCTGCGGGGTGTTGAAGATCATGCTGGCGATGCGAGGGAAGTTTTTCATGTCAGGGCCTTCTGGATATCGCGGACTTGCTCGTCCGATGCATCAGTGAATTTTTCCGGCATCTGCGTGCCGGCCCCGACCATATTCAGGGGCTGCAGGTACACATCGCCGCCGGTGACTGGCGGCAGGTTTTCCAGGCGGCGGATGTCGTTGACCGACAGCCAACCCCACTGGCGGGCCACGGCGTACGCCTTGAAGCGCGCTTCCTGGTTACCGCGCAGCAGGCCGCCGATGTTGAACTCGATGTAGTAGCGGCTTCGCTCGGAGGGCAGCAGCAAATCGCGCTGCAGCGCCTGCTCATGGCGGCGAAGCCATGGCATCAGGGTGTAGATCACGAACTGGATCTGGAGGTTTTCCACGTTGTTGTACGTGGCTGCCTCCATCATCCCGACCATGGGCGGCGGCATCTTGTAGATGCGGGTGATATCCACCGCGGCCAGCTTCAGCGCGCCGATCAGCTCTGCGTCCACGTTGTTCATGGACAGGGCTTTGAAGGTCATGCCCTCCTGCAGCAGGGCCACCTTGCCCGCATTGGGCGCGCCACCGAACTTGGCCTGCCAGTTGTTGGTCAGCGCATCAATGGCACTTTGCTCCTTGATGGCAGCAGCTTCCTTAGGACGCTCCAGTACCCCGGACAGCGCCGTGCCATGCAGAAAGGACTTGCTGCCGTACTCTTCCAGCGCCAGCGCATAGCCAATGCTGTTGGCGTGCAGGGCGATGGGCGACAGGCCGGTGTACTTGTCCAGCGATACCCAGCGCACGTGGTGAACAAAGCGGGCAGGCACTGGCTCCTTGCCGTCAATGGAGTAATACGGCTTGAGGTCAGGCCCCTTGAACACCTGAACATCACCCGGGTTGAGCGGGATCAGCGCCGTGGGGTTGCCGCGGCCGTCGCGCTCAATGAAGCTGTAGGCGTTGCCGCGCAGCCCCAACGCTGTTTGCGCGTACTCACGTGACTCGAACGGCGTCTGCCAATCATTGGGGGCGAACTTGAGCAGCGCATAGGCCGGGTGGGCATCTGCAGGCTTGCGGGAGCCGTCCTCCAGGCGCTCAAACACCTCCAATGGCAGTTGCGCCACAGACTCAGCCAGCAGCGACACACAGTTCTGCAGCACAGGCAAAGCCAAGGCCGTCTGCGGCGTAACCAGCTGGCCGGCGGCCGACTGCTTCGCTCCACCAATGATGGACGACAGCCAGCCAACGCGGGTGCCCGCCTGCTCGGCGGTTTCTCGTTTGTTGAACAGCATCAGCTCATCCGATCAATGGCAATGCCGGCAGCCAGCAGCAGGCCACCGCCCACCATGGCCGCGACCGATATAGAGAAGTGCGCTGCGATACCGCCCATCAGGCACGCAAAGCCCACCGCCATGAAGGCCAGGCCCACGTGCTCGCGGGTTATGAGGTTGAGGAGGTTTTTCATGGCGACGAGGGAGAAGCTGCCGAGGAGCTAGCGCGGGCGGCGGGAATAAAAAAGCCACCCGAAGGTGGCTACTGGAACTGAAGCGAAGGCTGGATTCGCGACATCAGTACATCTGCCGCTCGCTGTAGCGGCGGCTTCCTAGTTTTGTGCTCGCTGAGTCCACGCCCGCACAAGCTTGCGAATTTATCTTGGGCATCCAGGGCTGCCCTTGCCTCGTACCATTCCTGGATGAGCGATGGCGCGGCCCGCTGACCATCAAGGATATCCAGAACCCAGCGACGGAAATCTTGAGCCTTTGCAGTGCGAGCAAACATTCCGATGAGGTGGGCTCCGCGCAGACTAAAAACCCGCGTCTGGGTCAAGAGGTTACCCGACACCCCCGAAGTGGGGGTCTCGACAATTGCGGTCATTGACGCAGTGAACTCCACGCGGTGACGATCAAAAATACGCGTCACCTTGTCCGCGCGCGAATACCCGAGCGCCCGAGCTATATCGGCAGCACTTGCCCACTTCTTCCCATCCTTTTCGATGAGTCGGATCGGCTGGTTTTGGAACATCAGTTCTTTCATCATTTGCCTTTCGGAAATATAAAAACCGCCTCGGCGGGCGGTTTGATGTGAGGCTGCTGAGCAGCTCTTTGGATGCGAAAATGAAAAAGCCCGCAATGCGCGGGCTTGGGCTACGGCCAATTGGCACCAGCTTGCCTGAAAACTACCACAAGTCTCTATGGTGTAAAACTCATTTCACCAACTTCGCCATCATGAATTTCAGCAGCATCGGCTAGATGCCGACTCCACTGTCATAGATGCTGGCCTCCTGCTCGGCCTGCTTGCCAGGCATTGCGCGGCCGATGGCCATGATCAGTGCTACGGCTCCGTCAATCTTGTTGTCGTTGCCTTGCTTGATGGGGCGCACGATGTCGTCGTTGCCGACCAGGTGTTTGCCGATCACATTGCCCATGCACCAGGTCATCAGCGGGTTGCCGTCGTGATGAAAGCGCCCGGACATGATGGCCGCCTCGAGCTCCTTCATCGGGTCGCTCATGTTGGTGTAGTTCTGCACGATGGTGATCGGAAGCAAGCCTTCATCGTCGAGCTGGTGGGCCAGGTTGGTGGCGCCGTGCGGATCCATGGGCGATGCTTCAACAGGATTTAACCTTGCGGCTTCCTTGGCTTCTTCCAGAATCTCGCGGTAGTCAATCTCGGCACCGTCGGTGGTCAGCAGATGACCTGTGTTGACCCACTTCTGCAAGCGCTCGGCCATCCGCCGGTTGTCGCTGTTGTTGACCGTGTCCTCTGGCACCCAGAAGCGCGGAGCGATGCTGTAGTAGTGCCGCTTTCCATCGATGTCGCGCCAGAACAGCCGGGCCATGCTGTTCATGTCCAGCTTGCGAGCCAGGTCGAACGACAAGACCACCGACTGGCCTTCGAAATCAGCCAGATTCAGTGTGTCGTCTTCACAAGACTCCCACTGAGTCATGTTGAAGTAACCAGTTTTGGCGGTTACCCAGAGACCCAGGTGCTTGGTTTTGAAGGTATTCGTGAAGCGCGCCTGCTGGATGGCTCTTCGCTGCTGACTCTCCAAGTACTCTTGATAGACTGACACACCGATATTGGGGTTGGCCTTGGCTAGCACCTTTGGATCCGTCCAGTCATCCTCTGGATCAACCGTCCAGATCCAGCCAAACAGCTCGTCGTTAGGCACCGTACCGTCGAGCATTTCCACAACTTCGCGCCGCTTGTCGTAGCACGGACCTTCGATGTTGTAGCCAGCCGTGGTGATGATGAACATCAGAGGCTGTTTGCGCGCGCCCATGCCAGTGAGCATGGTGGTGTAGAGCGCATCGCTGTCGTGCTCGTGGTACTCGTCAACGATGGAGCACGAAGGACTGGCACCGTCACCGGGGTTGCCGATGATGGGCTCAAAGCGGCTGCCATCGCCTGGCTTGTTCAAATTGGAGGCATTGACCTCGATGCCGGCAGCTTCCAGCAGCATGGGAGAGCGCATCGCCATGAGACGCGCTGGCCGAAACACCTCCCATGCCTGCTTTTCTGTAGTGGCCCCGGAGTAAATCTCGGCGCCAAACTCGTTGTCGGCGGCAAACATGGCCAGACCCACGCCGGCTGCAATGACGCTCTTGCCGTTCTTGCGATTAACCTCCCAGTAGCTTTCACGAAAGCGGCGAAGACCATCCTTCTTGCGCTTCCATCCAAAGGTGCACGCCAGACCGAACTTCTGCCACGGCTCAAGGGTGATCAACTGGCGCTTGAAGCCCCATTCGCCCTTGGTGTGCGGCAGCAGCTCAATCAGAGCAATCTTCTTCTGCGCCTCCTTCGCATCAAACTCATAGGGGTACGCTTTGCTTTTGCTGGCCAGCAGATCATCCAGATGACGCTGGCAGGCCTGCCGGACATATCGACACGCCGGAATCTTGCCGGCAACAATGGCCTTAGCGAACTTGTTGGCTGCATCCACCGCCGGATATTTAGCCATTGATGACCCCTGCAAACGGGTTGTCGCTCTGCTTCTGTTTACCTGTGCCCATCATTCGCTGTCGACTGGACGGGTCCAGCCCCAGCATTCCGCCATAGCTGGCCATCATGGCCGTCGCCTCTTTGAGGGCCGTCGCGGCGGGGTTCTTGATCACGCCTCCCATGGCCCCAGAGACCGTCACTCCGTTCTGGGCGATATCCGCCTGGGCCATCCGAAACTGGTCATAAGCGGAGCAGTACACCTCAAGGTTCTGAATATCTGTCGCCGCCAAAATGCGCTCTTTGCACAACTGCGGCGCCACGGTTTCCCAGAGCATCCGGCCGTTATCCCCCATCCAATCCGGGCAATCGATATTCAGAACCAGCTCGAAGTCTGGTTCAGATTTATTGAGAGCTCGCTTGCCTGGATTACCAGCCAATAGCTTCTTTGCCGTAGGTTTGGGGCGACGGCCAGAGCGCCCAGCAGCACCTGCCATCGGGCCTCCAGTTAAATTTCATATTTCGCGGGCGTAAAAATGTGACGAACCGGTCGGTCTAGAGCGCGAGGGCACCCTGGTTTCGACCCTCCCCCCTCCCCGCCCAGAGCCACCCAAGCTGCACGATGCGTGCCCACATGCGAAGCGATCAGGTCAAGAGGGAGGTGAACAGACCCTGCGACTCCCGCGCCGTTTTGACGGCGTGACAAGCCTTGCAGATCGCCTGCAGATTTTCTCTTGCGTCCATCTGTTCTCGCGTCCAACCCAGCCGCTTGGCCTGGGCCTTCGGGACAATGTGATCGACCTCTTGCGCGCCCGACACCGCACCGAGCTTGAGGCATGGCTGGCACAAGCACGCATCGCGTTGCATGACCCACTCTCGAATCTTCTGCCACGCATAGTCATAGCCACGCGACTTGGCCGAGCCTCGCCCCGGATGATTCCAGCCGCTGGCTTCGGACTGGTGTTCATCGCAAAAACCCGAGGACGAGCGCGACAGAGTATTGCAGCCTCGATGGCGACAAGGCTTGTTAGGGCGCTGAGGCATTACCAACCCGTCCCTGATGCTGCACCGCCTTTTCGATGCGCATCCCAGCAAAAACCCAAGGGTTAACACCTAGCAACCTCCTACACCAGAAGATCAGAATGGAATCACTCACCAGAAGCTCCATCCAGAGAGAGATCACGACTGAAGTTCATTTACACCCTCGTCTATCGGCAAGTTTCAGTGAGTGAAGGGCCTACCTAGTAGGCCCTTTCTGTTTATGTCACAGACATAGGTGCCGCCACCGAGTGATCCGCCCCTACTGCAATGTGCGTGATCGTCGGGCGTGCTCGGTGGCAGCGAACCGTGAATAAAAAGCTGTCGAGGTGATCGAAGAAAAGTCCCTGCAGCACAGCAATAGGGAACACAAATCGTCTTGGACGGAATGTAGGCACATCCACCTACACCAACACACTGCTAGCAAGCACCAAATCGATAGTGAGCTTTCACACACATTCAGGAGAAGTCAATGAACTCAACCTATCAATACTTAGGGTGCATCGATGCTTGCAACGCCTGCATCACTGCATGTAACGCTTGTATTGCCGAGTGCCTTAAAGAGCAGGACGTAAGCCCCATGGCTGGTTGCATTGCAATGAACATGGATTGCGCGGCCGTATGCGCACTTGCTTCAGGCGCTATGGCTCGCAACAGTGAGATGGCCAAGCACTTTTGCAAGCTGTGTGGCGAGATCTGCCTAGCATGTGCCAACGAATGTGAGCAGCACCTTCGCGAACACACTAGGAGGTGCGCAATTGATTGCCACGCTTGTGCCAAGGAATGTCATGCACTGATCAATTGACCAATGCAGATTGCAAAAAGCCCCAGCGATTAGGCTGAGGCTTTGGAAATTTTGGACGCGACTATCCATCAATTACCTAAAGTCATAAGGCTCCACGCCTCAAGACCGTTTAGCGATGATGGCAAGGCGGTTTAATTGCGCCTGCGCTATTCCTGCGCATTCTAGGCCAACTTTTGGCCAGCGGCAAACTCCTTGTATCGCTTCATGCACCGCAGGTTGCTTTTTGTGAGCTGGCGGGATCGATCTACGTGCCGAGCGATGTGCTCCGAGATCTTCAGCCCGTCGGCTCCATGAGGCACATCGCGGGTACCGAAGCCGTGGCACGCCTTGCAGGTCTTCCCTCGGGCAAGGTTCGTGCCGCCGCACTCATGGCAACGGCGATCGCACCACCAGAGCAGCACATCCGACAGCTTGGCCAGCCCTTCCTCTATGCCCTGCGCAAGAACCCATGGAGTGAAGCCAGCATGCTGGTCTGTCAGCTTGATGAAGCTGGGCAGCTTTGCCAGGATCTCGCGCCGCGTCTGCGCCTGCCATTGGGCCGCTGCCGCCTGGGCACCCGCAATGTCCAGCACCTCCGTCACCCGCTCGCCGCGCTTGTCCTTGGTCTTCTTGGCCAAGCGGGGCATGCCTTCCGCAACGCGCTCAATGTCAGCCGCAGTCAGCATGCGCGGCTTGAGGCGAGAGTCCCACTCAGCCATGAGCTGGTACACCAGCCGCCCCAGCTTGGCGGGCTGCATGCCAGAGGCAATCAGGAAATCGGCATCACCTCGAAAATCAAGGCTTACGGAGAGGTCGGAGCTGTTGCTGGCGCTGGTCATGCGTTCAATTAAGGTTGGTTTGGTGGGGTCGCTACTCATCGTGTCCTCTTTCTCAATTTCCCATCAGGCGCCGCACAGTCACGTTCAGCGCGTCTAGTTCGCTCATCTTTTTGATTGCCCACATGCGGCGCTGGCCGTGCAGCCCCATCAACGGGCCGCGGTGGCAGCTCTCGCACAAGGCAACGACCGTGTATTGCTGGCGCTGCTCGATGTGGTGAGCCTCACTGGGCCCGGACTGGTCGCAGACGCTACAGGGCAGCTCCTTGACCGCAGCCAGGTGAGCGCGTTCTTTGTCGTTCAGTCGATTCAGCATCCAGCGCGCTCCCCAAAGTCCTGCACCTCCAGACCCAAATCCAGCGCCAGCCCATGCTCGATGCGGGCGCCACGGGATGCGCGCCAGCCAGGCAGCATGTAAAGACAGTCGCTGGCCGCGATCTGGCACAGGGACATGCGCATGTAGCCCTGCCAGCTTCCACAGGCAGGCGGCGGGTTCTCTGCAGGGTTCTCAACGTGGTGACCCTGGGCGCGCAGCACAGCAGCTGCTGCATGAAAAGCTGGGTAGTTGAACTCGGGCAGGCCACTCATGGGGCCGGCGAGATAGATGCGCTTCACCACCATGCACGCCCCCTGTCCTCTACCGCCACCAAACTGCCGTAGTCGTCGACCACGCAAACCATGCTGCTGCCCACCTGCACCCGGTTGCAGCAGCGGTTCTCCATCCAGTGCTCGATCAGGTAGCGGCCGTCGCTCAGGCGCTTATAGGTCGGCCACACCAGCCGCGTGATGCGCGAGGTGCTCGGCGGCTTGCGCTGGCCAGCCAGCGGCACGACCTTGCCAAAGAATGCGGGGTTCAATGCCTGCGTCACTTGACCACCCGTACTTCCCGACCCAGCAGTGCCTTCATCAGATGGCGCTTGATCTTGAATTCAGGGGTCTCCACGCCCTTCACATCCTCGATTACTTCGATGCCCTTCTCCAGATACACGAAGTCTGCGATGTAGCGAATGGCGGGCCGAGCGCGCGCAGCGCCAACAAACTTGACCGATGGGACCATCTCGAACACAACCTGCCGGCGCAAATCGCTGATGTGGCCGCCACGCTGCAGCATTTGCAAGTGACCCCAGCGGTTCAACTCGGCCAAGCTGTCGAACTTGGTGCCGTCTGCCGTGATGACCTTCCTATTGCCGTACTTGTGGCCAGATCGCTTTGCAAACATCAATGCACGCCCTCCTGCTGCCTGCGTGTGCTCAGGCCCAAGGCTTCTTTGGCATCCTTCAACGCGCGATAGCTCACGGTCTTGTCGCCAGCCTCCGAGCGGGCCAGGATCTTCCGCGCCCAGTCCTTGCCATCACCATGGGCCACGATGCGCACCTCCAGGCGTTGAAACTTGGGCGCGGGCAGCGCCAGCAGGCCGGCCTCTTCCGCATAGGTCTTGCGGGGCGTAGCCGCTTTGCACAGGGCCTCAAACTGCGGCAGGCTGGGCGGGAACTCGGGGTGGTGGTCGGCAATGCGATCGGCTGCAGCCTCAATCACCTCCGGCGCGTATTTGCGCAGCGAAGCCCCCCAGACCTTGAGCGCAGCCAGCATGCCGATGTCCTGCCCGTCATTGTCCAAAGCTCCAGAGCCGAACTTGCTCAGGAAAGCGGTACCGTAGGAGCCCTGCATCAGCAGGAACAGCTTTGCCACGCCGGCACTCACGGCCTGAGACTCTCCGCGACGGGGCGAAGCCGCCGCATGGGCCAGTTGTCCAATGGATTTCATTGCAGACCTCCGAGAATGGCAGCCATGGCGCCAGCGTGCTTGCCACCTGCTGCGGCTGCAGGTGCCATGGATGGACGGCGGGCCGCGGGCATTTCGGTGGATCGACGGATCCAGTTGCGCCAGGTCGCCCCCCAGTCGGCCTTGCGCCCGTCCTTGCCAGCCTTGGCGCGCCAGTGATCGGCAAACATCGCGGCCTGGCGGCGCACCTCTTCCTCGGTCAGGCCGGCATGTTCGGCAATGGCCCAGTCACCCCAGCTCTTGGGCAGCTTCCAGTCTTCGGGCAGGCGTGTTCCTGTCGCTGTCGCAGTCTTGCCCCTTCCCTTGCTGGCTTCTGGCTGAGCCGAAGGCGAAGTGTCACGGTCAGCATCACCTACAGCCTTTGAATAGTTAACTGTCTCTTCTTTATCTGTATCTATATCTGTATCTGTACGCGTGACATCCGTACCCGTCACGCGTGACTCGCCAGTGACCTCATCGTGACCACCCTCTTCTCCCTCTGAAACAGCGTCTTTTTTGCGCTGGCGCTGGCGGCGTTTACGCTCTGCTGCGGTGTTGTCGGTGTCGCTGCGCATCTGCAAGGTGGCCCACTTGGAAGGCTGCAGGGTGGCCTGTTCGATCAGCCCAACTTCTGCCAGGCGGCGGGCCACCTCTTCCAGGCTGCGCACATCCAGACCCAGCTTCACGGCGACCTTGCGCATCAGCAGCGCAGGTGCATCGCCCTTGTCCAGCAGCCCCTCGCCCTTGAGGCACAGCAAGGCCACAAAGTGCCAGCGATCCTCAAAGGCCAGCAGCTTCAGCTTGTCGTCGTCGACCATCCGCGTATAGGTACGGAACCATGGGAGCTTGCTCATCGTCCAAACCTCGCGTTATCTGCGGCGTGCTCTGCATCCAGGGATTGCTGAACAGCAAGCAACGCAGCCACGGCCTCGGCGATTTCACGCTGCACCACGCGCTTGTCGTTGTCGCTGACGTTGTTGTCTGCCTTCGCCATCGTGGTGGCCATCAGAACGTCGGCGCATTCACGCACCGCGATGGCTGCAGACTTGGAAAGGCATTTTTCAGCGCCTGGCTGCGCTTCGGGCAGCGCCAGCATGCCGGCGTTGAATGAGAAGACCGTGCCCAAGGCATGCGCTTCTGCGCTACCAGCCTCACGGCACATAGACGCAATCTCATCAGCGTCAGCGAGACCCATCTTGTGGCTTGGGGACACGCCGCTCAGCTCCTTGCGCAGAACTTCGTCGGATTTGTTCAGGCGGGCTGCAAGAGCAGCGCGGCCGCCTGGGTAGTTGGCGACCATGCGTCGCAGTGCATCAAGAGCATTCATGTCGTCCGGACTCCGAGAAAAAGGACGTTGCGGGCTTGGCCGCCGAGAAAGACACTGCCTGCATGCAAACGAAAACAGGCCAGAAGAGAAGAAAAGGTGCCCGCCGCACCCTGGGCTATGCTGGTGGCGTCCAAACCATTACCAACAGCCACAGGGAGGGCAGACATGAAGCGAGATATGGACTTGATCCGGCGTATTGCGCTTGCAGCGGAAGAGTTACCAATGGACGAGACACTGGATGGACTGGACGGTGTAGAGCAAGACGTCTTCTCTCTCCACGTCATTTGGATGAAAGAAGCTGGACTAGTCCATGCCGCAATCAATGAATACATGGACGAAAGCGCCGTAGCTTTTGTGTTCAGGCTGACTTGGAGTGGATGCGAGTTCGCAGATGCAGTGAGAAGCGATACCTTGTGGAAAAAGGCCAAGGACAACGTGATGAAGCCATCCATGTCATTCACTTTCGACGTGCTGAAAGACTGGCTCAAAACCGAAATCACGCAAGGCCTGCCGACCATCAGGGCACTGAGTCAGTAGCGCGCGCAAATCCATCGCAGCGGCTAGAAGCCCGGCTTTGGCGGTTCCCTCTTCACGAGCGACGTGCGATGCATGGTGCTGAAATGAAATATGAGAATCAGCCATGCTGAACCAGCGCGCAGCAGTTGCTGTAACGGCGGTCAGCAGGGCCGAATGGTCTCCGTCTCGCACGGCAACAAAATCCACGCGGGGCAACTTCGCACTATTCATTGCCCACCTCCTTGGTACAGGTGGATGGCCGCACCGCAGCCCCAAAGCCAGCGATGGCTATGGCGATGGACAAATTAATGATGTGATTCATGGAGAGCATGCAAATGGACTGGACAGCAATCGGTGGCATCGCAGGATCAATCTCCGCTGCCCGCGACATCGCCAAGGGAATGAGCGCGATGCGCGACACCGCTCTCATCAACGAGAAAACCGCTGCCCTTCTGGAGCAGTTGCTCAAGGCGCAGGAGGGACTCCTCGCTCACAACACCGCTCTTTTGCAGCTCCAATCGGATCTGGCCAAGGTGCAGAAGGAAAATCTGGAACTGAAGGCAACCATCGATGAGCGCGGCAAATACACGCTGGTCACGCTCGCTAGCGGTGCGGTTGCGCTGCGCAGTAATCCCACCAACGCATTGGCCGGAGCAGACGAGCCAGGAATCGATGAGGCGCCCCACTATGTCTGCCAGCCCTGCTTCTCCATCGGCAGGTCTGTTGTGCTCCAGCGCACTTGGGTCATGGGTACCGACAACGGACTTGCCTGTCCCGCCTGTAAAGCCCAAGTCTTCGATAAGTGACATCACTCCACCTCCTTGGTTGAGGTGGATGGCTGCGCCAGCTCAGGCCAAATCTGGGTGTACTGGTCGGGGAACAGATCCCGCCTAGTCACAGTAGTGAGCTTTTCAAGGCTTGCAGCGCAAGCAGCAGGGATCGGGCGCCGTCCGCTGATCCACTGGGATATCTCGGAAGGGGATTTGCCTAGGGCTCGCGCCAGAGCAGTCGGGCCACCTGCCTCGGTGCTGGCTCGCTTTGCGAATGCTGCATGTTTCATTCATAAAATTTAGCATAGCTAATCATAAAAATCAAGCCACGCTAAATTCATTAATTATTAGCATCGCTAACATGAAAGAATGGACTACTGAGGAAGAGGCTGCAAACCTGCGTCGCCTTCTTACCGGCGTTAAGAACAAGGCTCAGTTCGCCAAGGACAATGGAGTTCCAGGCGGTGCGTCCATGCTTTCCCAACACCAAAGTGGGCATCGCCCCATCAGCTTGGATGCGGCCAAAGCGTATGCAAAAGGGCTGGGTATCGGAATCGGAGAGATTGCACCTCGCTTTGCAAAGCTGGTGTCTGACGTCTCGGAGCTTGCTCAGCCAGCGCCTTACCCAAGGGGTCACGAGATAGACATGTCAGCGTACAGTGCTGTTCCGATGTATCACGCACCTGACGCTGTAATTGTTCCTCTGCTCTCTAACTGCGGCAGCATGGGCCCCGGTTCTGAGTTGCTGGAGTCAGATGTCATTGTGGGTGACTTGGCCCTATCCCCACACTGGATCAATCAGCAGATCAGGCCCCAGAACCCGCAAGAGCTGCGCTTCATACACGCATATGGCGACAGCATGGCCCCAACATTCACAGATGGCGATGTCCTGCTCGTTGACACAGGGCTTAGTGCACGTGACCCCAGTTCACGCGAAGGCGTCTACGTTTTGCGGGCGAATGATCGAACTTTCATCAAGCGTGTCACCCCCACCTTTGACGGCAAGCTGCAGGTGACCAGCGACAACCCCAGCGCCAAGACTGTACAAACACTGAATGGCGATCATCAAGTGGATGTGGTTGGTCGGGTGGTGTGGGCCTGGAATGGGAAAAGGCTGTAATCGGTGCGACTGATTCAGATCTTCCTAAGAGGTGCCTCATGAAAAATAACTGTGCAGCATTGCTTCCGGTTATTTTCTACTTCTGCGCCGCCCCCGCCCTGGGCCAGCAAACATGGCAGGCCGACCTCAGCAGCTACGTGGGCCCGGTCGCAAGAGTCGGGCTTCCTTCAGAAGGCGCCACGAGTCGCTTGGTTTTGATTGCATTTGAATACGCGACACAGTGCAACCCGCTATTTACCTACGTAGAACTGCAAGGCCCAAAGTTCGGAGTAGCTGAAAAGCAGTCTTCACTGCCTCCATCAAGCATCGGCGGAGCCATCAATGACAAGCGCTACTCAGGCAACTCCGCAGCAATGACGCTTTATAGCAATGGGATTGAGGTGGGTTTTGCCATGCCTGATGAGATGGCGATGACACTTGCATCCGATCCAATCACCTCGATCTCATTTACAACACCCACTGGCAAGGAAATACCGCTTCCAACAGCTGGTCTAAGCAACGCCGCTGCAAAGGCACTAGACGCCTGCACGAAAAAGGTTTTTTTCTAGGACTACTGGTTCTCGCTGTTTCACGGAAGCAATGGGTGCAGGCAGACTTGCGGGCGCTGGCCTGCATTGACCATCATTCCGAGACCCGATGACCGGCCTGCTTGTACTAATCACAGACAGCAAACGACCCAAAGCAGACAGCCAAATTACTAACGAATGAGTTCAGCGGTCGCCGCAGGCGGTCCGCTTGGACGATGGGTTAGGCACGGAGCTGCTTCCTTGAGAGCAGCCGAACGATTGGCAGAAGTACCCAAACCAGAACTCCAACTAAAAGAAGCTGGGCGAAGCCAATCCATGTTCTACCAGCTGAGTAGCCTCCACTGAAACCGGCAAAAATGGCTAAAAGCATGAACGCAAACCACCCGATGCCACCAATGATGAGCCGCCCGAGAGCTTGAAGGACAGCATCCGGCCCCGTGATTTTGGGCTTCAAGACACTAGGTACAGACGTTGGCTTCCACCCCTCGGCGTTCGAAAAGTTTGCGCCACAGTACTCGCACTCCTGCGCCTGTGCGGCGATCTCCTTTTCACAGTGGGGGCAGTACGCACTCATGTAGTGGCCTAACTAGATTTAGGAGACATGCGATGTACATGTTTAACTCGCCTAGTAGTGTATGAGTGCACAACCCGACAGGCAAATTCGCTGTGATTGTGTTTAGAAAAGCCTAAAAATTTTGATCTCAGTCTTTGGTGGATACTGAAGATCAATGTCCGAAAGACTGCTTCTGGCCGAACTCAGTCGGTCATGAACAGCAGCCTGGTCAGCCACAGCCGGCACAGGCGGTCAGCTCGACCGGAATACGCGCAGACCTTCCGTGAGCATTCTGCACAGCGCTGCTTTGCCATCACTTGTCGAGGACACAACGTAGAAGCGCTCATTGCTATCTGTAGCCGGCCCGAACTGGCTGTCTCAAAGCCCGCATCAGCGGGCTTTTTTGCATCTTTGTGATGTGCGCGCATGATCAATAGTAGCAGCGCTTCATTTTATATTTAGCAAAGCTATTGCTTATTTAGTTTAGCAAAGCTACATTACATCCATCGCAGCAAAGCGATGGGTGCCAAGTGATCGAGCCAGCACCTCAGGTCCTTAAAAAGCCAGAGATTCAATGCACGTCGTGAGACACGCTGCGCCCCGATGACTTACCGGAACGCGCCGCGACTCTGCCGCCCCGAAGCGGTGGATGGTGCTAACCGGCGCAGATAGTGATCTGCATAAAGCTGCCAGAGCGAAGCGCAAGCCAGTGACAGTGGGAGATATGCGCCGCCACCCGGAGCGCATCCGGGGTTCAAACGAAAGCCTTGCTAGCAGCGCGTTCGTTTGAGTACAGTGAATCCATGACACGCATAAACACCACCGAAATTTGGGAGCGACACGGCTACAGAGTCGAGCGCATCGAGCAAGTCATGGGCGCTCCACAGCGCAATATCTATGGCCCTGATGGCGTGCTGCTGATCGAGGACGCTGAGTACACCCAGGAGACAGAAGCGCTGCGCGACCTCGGCTTCATCGACTGACTGCGGCTTCAGCTGCGACAACATGGTGGGGCGTCTATTTTTTCAAGAGCACCGTTTAAGGTCATTTAAAAGCGTACTGTGGGACAAGGCAGTCAATCTTGACCAGCCACCTTAGACCGGAGGTCTATTTGTCAGGTAACCCCATTCCCATCTCTACCCCATCTTTTTGGAACACCTTGAAGCTGATGTTTTTTATCACTGATGGGCTACCAGCTCCACAGCAACAAGGCAAGCCTCGTGTCCCTAAAGAAAAGAATGAGGAAGAGCAGCAGCAGCAACGCAAACAGTAGCGAAAGAGAGCTACTTTTTAACTCAGGGTTGCGCTACCGCCCTAGCAAGCACACCAGCCACCTCCGGGTGGCTTTTGCTTGCGCCGTTTAAGGTCATTTAAAAGCGTAATGTGGACGCATGCGAGTCACTTTTGCTTCGCAGCTTTAGACCGGAGGTCTATATGTTTCCACTCCTTGTGTACCAAAGATATGTCGCGTTTTGGCATGACATGTGGTCGATCATCCTTGAGCCCATCTCTGAGCTCCCGCCAAGCCCTTCAAGCTTCGATCAAGAGCCTTCAGCAAAGCCAGAAACGCCACCATCCACGCTCGGCCCAGATGCAGCCAACGACAAGCCCTGATTGACACGTTCACGCCCCAGACTAAGCAGAAAGCCATGATCCTCAGCCACCTTTTCAGGTGGCTTTTCTTTGAGGAAACTGCTGCGGTTTAAGGCCTATTCGAGCATTGCTGACATGGACTTTGAGACCGCCGTTTAAGGTCATTAAAAAGAGTACCGTGGACTCATGTGGCCTATCTTGGACCGCTGCCATAGACCGGAGGTCTATATGTCTTTCATCGACAAAACTATCTTCAACATCCGCTCCCGGCTTCCCGCCGTGAAACAGGAAGTCGATTCCCGGAGCGTGGCGGATGACGACCGAATCTTTCACACGCCATTTCAAACGGATGCACAGCTGCAGGAGGAATCACCTGAGCAGATGCTGCGCAAAAAAACGAACCGCCTTTTGCTGCAAGCGGTCCTCAACAAAATCTCTGCCGCTTGAGCAAGCTTCTGACCGGAGGTCTATATGTTTTCACTACTTGGCTACAAACGTCAGTCCGAGTTCTGGCGTGATATGTGGGTGATGCTCCTCGAGCCGATTTCAAAGATTCAACCCATCGAACCCAGTCTCGATTCACCACTCGCACCGACGCCAAAAGCCCCACAGCCCAGCTCCGAAACACCTGCTGTCAACGACAAGGCGTGACAGCACCATACGGAGACGCAGCGAGCCCGTAGCTCGCGCGTGTCAGTCTGGAGGTCTATATGTCAGTAAGCCGCATCCCATCTTCATTCCTGAGGGTTTGGAGAACAGTCAGACGAGTCTTCGCCAGAGGCGAGCCACTCCCCAGTCCACCCAACATCGAACAGTGCGGACCTCCTGAAAAAGACAAGAGGAGGCAAGAGGAGAGGCAATCGCGCATGCGCCATAGCTATCGATACTGGTAGCAAGAGTGTTCGACAGCTCCCACGATTACGTGGCTTCATTTTCAACAGCCACCTTCTAAGGTGGCTTTTTTGTGCCCGGAGATCTTGAGATGTGAGCATTCAGCCAACATGTGCCATACATGCGCCCTCTCCCGCAGGGCTATAGCGGGGCCATCAAGAAAGAGCGCGGCAATGAAAAACTGCAACGTGGGTGGAGTTGGGTAATCCGCTCTTTTTCTTGATGGTGCCGGGGGTCGGCTCCCCGGCTCTTACAAAGCAAGCCTGAAAGGGCCTGGCTGGAAAACTGCAAGAGGGTAATCGCACTGGCCACAGGTGCCCATCATGACCACCCCGGGAAAGTAGCGGGGGCTATCTGGCGTGACTGCTCGAGCAAGTACGGCAACTCAGGAATGGGCCTGGGTTGGCGGCAGTCACGAGCACGGCGCATCCGCGTCGTGGCGACAGTGGTCACGCCAGAGGGTTTAACAACTTTTCTTAACGTAAATAAGCTTCAGATGTGGTTCGTCGCGGCGAGCGAATGCGACAAAAGCACTCATTGCGCAGCATCAGACGATAGGCTGTGAATTTATTTCAGTAACATCCGCCTTAGGCCCAGCTATTAGGACGTAGGTGGAGCCTCTTACGCCACCCACAAGGTGGCTTTTTTTGTCCTGAATTCAGGGCCATCCGGCGTTACTGCTTGAACAGGCATGCCCCCAAGAATTTGCCTGGGTCGCCGTCTATTGGGAGCGCGGCGCGGCTTCCGCGTCGTGAGCGACAGCGGTCACGCCAGATGACGTAGAGCCCGTTTATGAGCCCACACACATCTTGATTCCGTCACTCTCTTTGGGCAAAATTTGCGTCACGTACCTGTTTTGCCGGGCCTGGGGTCACAGACTCCTTTCACTTCCGCAACTTGCCCAGGCATGACCAAATAGGTCGCCGGCTTTTTATTCGTGCCCGCAGCAACTGCTTGCGGGCTTTTCTTTTGCCGCCGGCAGTTCAAGCTAAAAAACAGGATACACATAGTGGAAAACAGGCCCCCTAGATGCGCACCACCACAGCCGCATGAGTAGACATGGGGCTATCCAGTTTGGTGTAAGACGAGCTCCTATTGATCACCCAAAAAGCATCGTGCAGAATTCGACGCCATCTACCTGTTACGCCGGGCCTGGGGTTAACTCCTCCCTCCCTTTCTGACCTCTTCCCCAGGCATGGCCCGAAAGGGTCACCGGCTCTTTACTCAAGCCCGCAGCTACCGCTCGCGGGCTTTTTTTGCCCACAGGAGACCACATGCACTCAAGTCCAATCACCACCCGCACGACAAAACTGCTACTTGCCAAGCAATAGGCGCTCACAGGCTTAGGCCTCGCATGTACCTTCCCCCGCAGGGCTATAGCTAGACCACATCAAATAGTAAATATGAATTAATTCTTGAACACCAATAGAAAATGTTGACAACATCAGATGTTAGTGAAAGTATTCACCCTAAGTAAGTCTTTGAATGAGCGCTGCTCGTGTGTGAGTGAAGCCTCTTTAAGCCACCCTCCGCAGGGTGGCTTTTTTTGCACCAAAGTCAGTGCCATCCGGTGTGACCACTCGAGCAGGTACGGCAGTTCAGGAATAGGCCTGGGCGGGCGGCAATTAGGAACGCGGCACTTTGCGTCGTGGCGACAGTGGTCACACCAGATGGCAAGTCAGGTTTACTTCTTCCCACCACCGACAAGGTAGACGTTGCCCTCGGCCACGTTATTGAGAAGCTCGCGATACGCATTCACCAAGTGATCGCGGCCAAGCCTGAACTCGGGATCCGTTCTATCAGGTCCGTCCTGATGCTTAGCATCCAGCTGTGCAGCGCGCAGCTCTCTCGCCGCTTGATGGGCAGTCTCGCGCGGTAGCGCCTTGACGACTGCCGTCAAGATCATCGACAGCGCAGCAAATGCGCCAGATTCCTCCTGGGTCATGAGGCACCTCCAGTCTGATGACCCATTCTAGTTTCCAGCCGGGCCTGGGGTTTATCTCCTCCCTCCCTCTCTGACCCATTCCCCAGGCAGACCCGAAAGGTCACCGGCTCTTTATTCAAGCCCGCAGCAAACGCTCGCGGGCTTTTTCGTTACCCACACAGGAGATTCCATGCATTCGACTCAAACCACCGCCTACAACACAAAGCTGCTGCTCGCGGCGCAATGGGCTCTTACCGGCCTCGGCCTGTTCTGCCTGGTCGGCGCAGCCGTGGTGATCGCACTCACGCCAGAACCCTGGCCCCTCTGAGCATTCAACCTTGAAAACTGACAGGAGAGACTCATGCTGAAGACGATTGTCGACTCCCTGCTGGTCATCGTTGGCGCAATGCTTCTCGCAGCCTGGCTGTCCGCGCCTGATGCCCAAGCCGATGAACCCAAAACCTTCACCCAAAGCCTGCGCGATGAGTTCGCCTGCCCGGGCATGCATGCCGAGTGGCTGGACGAGAAGACCGTGCAATGCCTGAAAGAGCAACCGTAGATTGGCCATGACATGACCTTTTTGCAGGAAGTCTTTTCGCTCTTCTTGCACATAAGGATAGAGAATAGGCATTGCAAAATTCATTGCAATAGTTTGTCTTCAGACAGAGCTTTTGCCTTTCGCTGCGCAGACGTCCATTGGAGGTCATCAACATGCGAGCTCTAAGGCGCCAAAGGGTGCAATAGCGGCCGTTGCGTTCGCATCCATCAACATAGACTGAAGCGTATGGCAAAGCCACCAATCCAGCTTGAGTACCTACCCAAGAGGCGAAGCAGCAGGAACCACCTCCTCTGGAGGGCAGGATTCTTCTTGAGCGCCTCGGCGGTTCTGCTGACTTGCCTGGTCATGGAAGGCTGTAAGCCCGAATCGGGAAAGAAGTTTGAGGAAACAACTGCTGCATTCAAAAATTCAGCGCTTAGCGCCTGGCATTGCCCAGGAATGACAGCCATTTGGGTCAGCGAAAATATTGTGAAGTGCGTCAAAGAAGAGCGTTGAGCTCGAAAATTTAAAAATGCAAAAAGCCCACACCTTTACAGATGTGGGCTTTTTTACGCCAAGTAAAAATTACTTGCGTGTGTTGGCTAGAGATACAGAGATAACTCGACCACCCAATGACTGATCATTCAGGGAGTCGATCGCTGTCTTTGCTTGGGCAGCAGTGCCCATTTCAACAAAGCCGAAGCCGCGCGATTGACCTGTATTGCGATCCATTATGACTTCAGAGGAAATAACATCCCCACAGCTTGAAAAATGTGATTTCAGTGTTTCGCGATCGATGCCATAGCCAAGATTGGAGACGTAGAGATTGCTTTGCATACAGTACCTTCTAAATGAATTTCGCTACTTATTTTTCAGAGCGAAAGATGATTCCCAAGAGAACCACGAGAGTGCTTTGGTGAAGATTAGTCAGTAGCCAAAGCTTCTACTGAGGGTTGAAAAATGATCCAGCTCAATTCAGCTGGTGGCCAAGCACCATGCTCCGGCCTTCAGCCAAAGCATATTTAGAGGCAAGCGACTCATCAGAAAAATTCGGAATGAACCGAAAAATTCGGTCATAAGTTCCGCGACGAATAGAGACAGCAGCAGTGAATTGACCACTTGCGTCAGTCTGGGTGAGAGGTGTGACCACGTAGCGGCCAATCTGCTCTGTAGTGTTTTTGTGCAGCATGAAAGCGAACGATCACACGCACGATTGCGCAGACCGTCAAATGAGATAGGGAAGGCCCGTGCTAAGTGCAGGGGGCAACGCAGATCCGCGAGGATGTTCAGGATCTGGTGGAGTTCGCCTAGAGGGGTGTGACCACCGCGTGCTTTGCTAGAAGAGCGGCTACCTGCGGCCAAGGGGCGGCATTGGTGTCAGACAGGCGCTGTTGGGGCGAACGGCCTTAACAGCGAGTGAAACCAGTATAGGTGAACTGAAAGACCTTTGGTTGGAAATCTTCCGTTACCCCGACCTGACGCCCCTCACATCAAAGACTTCAAAAATAAATTGATAGACCACTAAGGATTAACCATGTACTGTGGGCCTAGCGTTCGCATATTTATAGAGAGCCTCACCAATGACCAAAACTAAAAAATCAACAGTTCACCATGTCGTGGAGGCCAAGCGATGGGAGCTCAGTCGCGAAAAAGAGCGCATCACCTACCCTCCTGAACATGCCGGCCCCGTGCAAATGGAATGGCGCAAGCGAGAAAACTACTCCGCCACCGACCTCGACTACCGAGGCCGCAGCAAGATTTAGAGAGCCTCCACAGAATTGCCTTTGCCCGCCATTGAGCGGGCTTTTTTATGAGTATCACCAGCATGACAAACACCACCACTGACAAGCGTTGCGGAAGCTGCGGCGCCCCTCTTCCTAAAGACTTCAAAGAAGAGCAGGGTCAACCACTTCCTTGCGGCCACTAACAGCCACAACTTCCCCAACATCAGAGCCCGCCAATCAGCGGGCTTTTTCTATTTCTGGAGTCTCAATGTTCAAGAGCATGACCATTTACCGCCTTGCCAAGAGCTGGCAAAGCGATCTGCAGGCGCTGAAAAATTCCCTGCAAAAGACGGTGTTTGAAGAGTGCGGCGCGACCCAAGAGCGCTCCGTGGGCTGGGTTCCGCCGCGCGGCGAGCAGCACGGCCCGCTGGTCGAGTCCGTGGCCGGCCAGTGGGTCATGCGCTTCATGACCGAGGCCAAGGTGCTGCCGGCCAGCGTGCTCAACCGTAAGGTCAACGAAAAGGCCGAGCACATCGAAAAGACCGAAGGCCGCAAGCCCGGCAAGAAGGAAAAGCGCGAGCTCAAGGACGAGGCCAAGCTGGACCTGTTACCCATGGCCTTCACCAAGCAGGGCAGCATGTGGGTCTGGATCGATCCGCAGGCGCGCACCCTGGTGCTCGATACCAGCGCCCAGGGCCGCGCCGACGAGATGGTGACGCTGCTGGTCGAAGGCCTGCCCGGCTTTGCCCTGGCCCTGCTGGATACCCAGACCAGCCCACAGGCCGCCATGGCGCACTGGCTGATGACACAAGAGCCGCCCGCAGGCTTCACTGCCGACCGCGAGACAGAGCTGAAAGCCGCCGACGAGTCCAAGGCCGTGGTGCGCTACGCACGCCACCCGCTGGATATTGATGAAGTCCGCCAGCACATCGAGCACGGCAAGCTACCCACCAAACTGGCCATGACCTGGGACGACCGAGTGAGCTTTGTACTGACCGAAGGCCTGCAGATCAAGAACATCACGCTGCTGGATGCTGTCATGGATGGCAACAGCAAGGACGATGGCGGCTTCGATACCGATGTGGCCATTGCCACCGGCGAGCTGTCGCGCCTGATTCCCGACCTGATCGAAGCATTGGGCGGCGAAGGCCGCACCCGCCTGGGCGACCTGCCCGCCTCGCTTCAGAACGCGCCTGCTGCGAAAACTCTGCCAGCAAGCACTGCCAGGACCGCGCCCGCCCCGCACTGCGAAGCTGCTGGCGACGGTCGGGACCCGCTCTATGCCGAGGCCGTTGAACTGGTGCGCAAGGACCAGAAGCCAAGCGTCTCCTATGTGCAGCGCAAGCTGTTGATTGGCTACAACCGGGCCGCCGCCTTGCTGGAGCGCATGCAGGCCGAGGGACTGGTGTCGCGCATGGATGGCAGCGGCAAGCGCACGCTTTTGACGCCGCCCGCCTAGGAGTCCAGCGCCAACAAATGACTAGGCTCTATCGACTCACTTAGCTGCTCAGCAGTGCAAAGAGTAGGCAGTGAAGGCTTGCTGGCCAGATCCAGGAAATCAAGAAGGTAGTCGCTTGAGCGTACGGATGATCCTGCCTATTGCTAGCTCTAAATGCCATAGTTGCACACGTATCAATGCTCAAAATTTCTATGTAAGTGTTTGCGTTAAGACGGTTTTTTCCATGAAATGGGCGTACCGTAGGGACAAGGCAATTGGTCAAATAACCTGCCTGTATAGATCCGAAACCTGCAGCTCTCAAATTGATAGAGCGGCTTGATCTCTCCAGATTTCAAGCGTGCCCGAAATCGAGCTAAATCAAAGATGGGCAAGACGTGGCGCAGTCAGTTGACCATCTAAGTGAGCGTCTGCCTCTTGTGCTTGCTCAAGCCTAGTCCCCTTTCGGAACTGCTTTCTTTTCCACTGAAGCAAAGCGAATCCTTGAGGATTGCTCAACTGACAAGACCGGAGACTTAATGCAACGTGAAGATCTAGCAATCACTATTGCTACAGCGCCACAGGCGCTGCAACCAGAAATCATCAGTCACTCGATTTCTCACGATGACCATGCACGGTCGCCGAATGTGCCTATGAAAAATAGCGATGTGGACATCGACAATCCGGATGCAAGGTCAGCGCAACCCTCCAATGCTATGCAGCTGGAGGCTGAGCATGGTTGGGATGTATATCCAGATCGGATGGCGTAAGGAGTTTTTATGCATGAACTTTCTCAACGCAAAGTTCACGGCTTCTGGGAAAACCTGAAGTGCATGTGTTTCCCGTGGTCAAAAGCAGAAGCGCCGGAAACGAGCGCATCCCCAAAAACAGAAGGCAATAAGCTAGCCGGCTTTCAACCAGGAAACACTATTGCAGGAATCATGCTGACGCTTGCTATCTTTGGCATGATTGCTGCAGGCTACTTTGCTTACAGGTATGGGGCTTTCTGAAAAGCCTTCTTTCTGTTTCCAGGGATATTTGCCATAAATAAGATAGCAAATATCTCCAATCTAGAGAGGCCCGCCATCGAGCGGGCTTCTTTATTGGAGCATGGATGAGAAGCCTAAATTAGTGACAAGAGCAAGCGCTCAATGCCCATCCTTATTCTTTCAAGCCTGTCCCTGAAGCTCTTTCCCTCTTCCACAAGCCGCGCTAAATCGGACTGCTGCCTGGCCTCTTTAAGAGCCGCAAGATGCAGATCCAGCTTCTCCCGCTGCTTAGTCGCCTGCTCTAGCAATCGCTCTATCTCCGCCTGATCAGACGCCTTTGCGCTCGCTTTCTGTGCATGCTTCATAAGCAGGTCAATATGATTCAGGCTAGCTTCGGATTCGCGGATGTGTCTGTCAGCCATCTGCTCTATCGTTTCCATCACGAGCTCCTTGCAGTGAACCCACTGCCTTGCGAATCCAGCTGGCGTGCCTAAGAGAGCTGACTCCTTAAGAAGGAGCAGGTCAAAACTACCAGCAAACCTTTCCCATAAGGTACTACAACGGACCTACTGATGCCAAGAGATCCGTTGCCATCCTTCAAGCAGCTGCCCAGCAATGCAAAGAGCTGGCTGGAGGTTCAGCGTCAGGAAGTCAAGAAGCTTGTCTCTTGAGTTGCACTCGCTGAAAGAGCACAAGACAAAGAAAAAGCCCACGCTTTCCGCGTGGGCCCTTCTTACAGATCGAAGAAGATTACTTGCGTGGACGGGCCAGGGCCACTCCCACAGCGCGACCGCCCAGCGGTTGGTCGTTCAGCGACTGGATAGCTTTCTGGGCCTGCTCAGGAGTGGCCATTTCAACAAAGCCGAAGCCGCGTGAGCGGCCGGTTTCGCGGTCGGAAATGACGTCTGCGGAGATCACTTCACCGCAACCGCTGAAATGTGCGCGCAGGGCTTCGCCGTCGATGGAATAGCCGAGATTGGTGACATAGAGATTGTTTTGCATTGTGTTCTTTCAAGTGAGCTCATGCATTTCAGCGATGAGCGAATAAGAGGTAGAGCGGGTTAGCGACGGCGCTTGAAGGCTGGTGCCGCGCCAGTGCGAGGAGCAAGATGACGGAAGGTCACTCGCCCCTTGTTCAAATCGTAGGGAGACATTTCAACAGTCACTTTGTCGCCTGCCAGTACGCGAATACGGTGCTTGCGCATCTTTCCGCCGCTGTAAGCAATGAGCTGATGACCGTTTTCCAGAGTGACACGAAAGCGGGCATCCGGCAGTACTTCATCAACGCGACCGGGCATCTCGATTAGTTCTTCTTTAGCCAAAGTGTCTCCTATGAGTAAAAGCAATAAGAACTCAGTTCAGGCGTTGGCTCATCACCATGCTCCGGCCTTCAGCCAAGGCGTAGTTGGAGGCGAGCGACTCGTTAGAAAACTGAGGGACAAATCGAATGACGCGGTCATAAGCGCCGCGGCGAATGGAAACGGCAGCCAGGAACTTGCCGCTGGTGCTCGGCTGTGTCAGAGGTGTGACCACGTAGCGGCCAATCTGCTCTGTAATGTTTTTGTGCAGCATGAAAACGGACGGCCGCACGCACGATTGCGCAGACCATCAAGTGAGATAGGGAAGGCCCGCTGTGAATTCAGGGGCAACGCAGATCCATAAGGATGTTCAGGATCTGGGGAGTTCGCCTAGAGGGGAGTGACCACCGCGTGCTTTGCTAGCAGAGCGGCTACCTGCGGCCAAGGGGCGGCAATGGTGTCAGACAGGCACTGTTGGGGCGAACGGCCTAAACAGCGAGTGGGACCAGTATAGGTGAAGTGAAAGACCTTTGGTTTACAACACGCAGCGCCGACAAGGGAGTGGTGCTTGAGCCAGATCTCCCCCCTGCTCTTTCTAACAAGAAATCGATAGACCTGCCTGTGGTAACCCTGTACCGTGGGATCAACTGTTCTGCAATCTACTGAGAGTCTTAGCCATGAGTACAACTAAAAAACCCGCCGTTCACCATATCGTGGAGGCCAAGCGATGGGAGCTCAGCCGAGAGAAGGAACGCATCACCTATCCCGCCGACCATGCCGGCCCCGTACAGATGGACTGGCGCAAGCGCGAGAACTACTCTGCCACCGACCTCAACTATCGAGGCCGAAACAAGGCCTAGAAGCCCTCTAACCAATTGCCATTGCCCGCCCTTGCGCGGGCTTTTTTATGAACAGCATGGACATGACAGAATCAATACCGCCAAGTGCTGCTGAAGCTGCGGCTCGCCCTTTTTGAAGCCTCAAAGAGGAGCAAGGTCACCCACCTCCTTGCCGCCACTAACAGGCACATATTTACAAGATCACAGCCCGCCACTGAGCGGGCTTTTCTCATTCTCTGGAGCTGAAAATTGTCTCGCTACTGTGGGACAACCTGGACTTGGCTCAGGTCCACACCGAGCGATTGGGCCTTCTCCAGCAATCGCCTAAAGTGTTGCTCCGGGATGCTCTTGCTTCGGGAAAGCAGCCAGAAGTAGTCGAGGCTGTTGCCAATCACCAAAGACGTCTGGTACTGGTCATCCAGACTCACCACGTTGTAGCCGCCGTAGAACGGACCGAAGAAAGACACTTTGAGCGCCGCGATGCTGGGATCGCCCAGGAATCGCGCCTTGCCGTTGGCTTGACGCCATTCCTTCTTCGATGCGTCATAGCCTCGATTGACCACGGCCACAGTGCCATCGTCGTTGAGACTGTACTGCGCAGAGACCTGAGTCAGACCTTTTTCAAAACTGTGCTCTATGCGGGCCAGTTCGTACCAAGTTCCCATGTAGCGCTTGGCATCAAAGCCAGCCACAGGCTGTATGCCCTTAGGCACAGAGACAGCGCAGCCATACAGCGCAGCAACTCCCGCTGCAACCACGGTCAACGCAGCAGTACGAATTAGAGAGCTTCTCGAAAAACGCATTGTTGTTTCCTGAGGTTGAAAGCCTCATTCAACCATCTACCAACCAGCCCGTCCTGAAGAGCGGGCTTTTTACTTTCTGGAGCCCTATGCGACTCAACATCGACAGCGATCAGGATGCCAAGCTCGCCAAGCTGCTGGAGAAGACCTCTCTCAGAATGCACTCGACGCCCGATATGCTCCGCCACCTGCCTGACGGAACTATTCAGCTGAGCTGCCCGCTTCCTGAAAAGTACAAGCCAGAAATGAATCCGTGGGCCAAAGAGTTACGAGCTCGCATCGATGCAGGTTGGCGGATTTTTGAAATCAGCGAATGCTCCCAAAGCGTCAGTGGCGGCTGGATGGCCTCATGCATACCGCCACCCCTCTTCCGAATTTTTTTCACTGCCTGGCTGAATCAACCCGAGCCGCTCCCCCTCGGGCAGCTTGAGCTGTTTCCCGCTTGACCACCAACACCCCAGCCCGCAGCCGCGGGCTTTTCTCATTCTGGGAGCCACCAAGATGACAGATAAGAACCCACTCGCGCACTACAGCGGCGTATTGTCAGAGGCCGTGCAAGAGATCGCGGCAGAGCCTGATCAGGCACAAATCAAAGCGCTGATGCGTAAGCATCGCATTTGGATAGAGCATTCCACGCTGTTCGAGGATGATGAGCCGCCGCGTGAGCTTCGTGCAGTCCAAGCCGAGCAGCATCAGTTCGAAGCCTTCGTTAAGGACTTGGTCGCACTTGGTACCGCTCCAGCAGCTCAGGTGGCTGATTTTCAGCAGCGCGTGCAGCCCTGGATGATGGCCTGCTTTGGTCCTGAAATCTCCGCTGACCGCATCGAGCGCAACCACCGCTTTCTGGAAGAGTCCTTGGAGTTGGTGCAGTCGCTTGGCTGCACGGCCAGCGAGGCGCATCAACTGGTGGACTATGTATTCGGGCGGCCTGCTGGCGAACCCGTGCAGGAGGCAGGCGGCGTGATGGTCACACTCGCGGCTCTGAGCCTGGCTAGTGGCCTTGACATGCACGCATGCGGCGAAACGGAGCTGGCCCGCATCTGGACAAAGGTCGAAGCCATCCGGGCCAAACAGGCAGCAAAGCCGAAGCACTCGCCTCTGCCCATGCATACACCCCAGGCGCAGGATGTGGACGGCATTTACTACCTGCAGGACGCGCGCTGGAGCGCCATGGTTGGAAATTGCCCGAGCTTCTGGCGCTTAGGTGGCGGCTACACGACGAGCCTTGATGATGCAGAGCGCTTCACCTTGGAAGCCGCAATGAAGCAGCACAAGTGCCGCGAAACCGATTTGCCTTGGCTTTGCTCGGAGCTGGATAAGTTGCGCCGCCCAACAATTGATTGCCAGTACATGCCGCGAAGCTGGGACGATCAGCGCGCCGCCATCGCCGCCCAGGCAGCTCAGCAGGGAGATGACAAGCAATGAGCAAGGCAGAACGACTGGGACATGCGAATGCCCTCATAAAAGTCATCAGCAGTCATGGCCGCCGCTTCTTCTACAACGCCAAGGCTGGGACCATTGGCAGCCTGGAGCTTGATACGCGCGGTCGGGTCTGGTGGATTGACGACTATCGCGGCGCTCGCATCTATACGGCGTACCAAGGGCGCTGGCGAGGTTTCAGCCATGGCGGCACGATGCGCGACCTAATACGCGCCCTGCGCGAATACATCCAGCACGGTAAGCCGCTTCACCCCGAATACATAGCCCCGGCCATGAGCTACGGCGATATGTGGGGGTACGGCACTGATGCAGCGAAGGCTGTTCGCACCGAGGCACACAAGCTGCCCATGTTCGCGGCAGCCCAGCAGACACAAGGGGGCGAGTGAACGGCAGCACCAACTATTCCAGACAGCCCGGTCGCAATGCGCCGGGAATATCTCAACACCGCCCGCGAGGTGGCAACCAGGCGGCCAACAGAGGAAAACACGGCCTACCTGATTGCTCTGACTCAGGCGCTGTTGCGCGACGTGTGCGGTGAGCCATATTTGGAGATCCGCATCGGCGTGCCACGGTCTGCAGTGAAACGCGCCCAGGCTCAGAAAGGCCAAGCATGAGCTATCGACGTGAAGACTACTGCCCCACCTCAGGGGAGCCATGCCAGTCGATGTGCGAAACGCCTTGCGGATCGCATGAAAAAACAGTGGCCGAGCTGGCGATGCTTGTGCGCAAGCTAGTCCAGCAGCTCCGCAAAGCCGCGCCGGGTAACGATTCTGCTGAAAAGGCGCTGGACTACCTGAAGCGCAAAGGCTTGGCAGGAACATTTCTTCGTGGAAATTCCGCACCTCATTCAAGAGGCTGCCAACGCCCCGAGTGCATGTCGAACGGCTGCTTTGGCCATTGCATGAAGGACAGCACATGAGCCGCCGAGCCCGCAAACGCGGCGACAAGCGCGACAGATGGCGCGAACCAATCAACCACCCCGAGCCCCGCTGATGCGGGGTTCTGCATTTTGGGTGACCTCATGGCGACCAGCGCCAGCACTGCAGGCCTGCCAGAAGACAAGGCCTACATAACCCACCACTTCAACTGCCCTACCTGCTGCGCTGCCGGTCTATCTGGCGGCAAGCAGGCGCGCTGCGCCGATGGAGTTCAGCTCTGGGATGCATACAACCAGGCTGCAATCGCTTCGCAGTCTCAGAACAACAAGAAGACCCCAGCCGGGCTTCACTTTGAATGAGGAACCTGAAATGACTCAACAAGACACCGCCATAGCCATCAAAGAACTGACGTCAGTCAATGAGGACCTAAAGGCCCAGGTGGACACGCTGGTCTATGCGGTAAAGGCACTTTGCGTTCAAAACGGGGGCCGGCTCAATCGGCAGCAGTTTGCAGATCGGCTGGGGATCCATCGCAACACCCTTGTCAAATTCTTGGCCAGAGACAGATCCATGCCTCGCCCTGGCGATGACGGGAAATGGATGCTGACAGAGATCATTGACTGGGAGCTACGCACCCGCCGCAAGCGCATCTAACTATGCAATGCCGTCCAGCCGCTCCGCAATTTGGTCGGCGGTCGGGTTGTAATAAGTCATCGCCCGCTTTGGGTCTGTCCAACCAAAGACCTTGCACAGGTCGAGCACGTGCAGCTTTTGCGCCATCCGCGTTGCGGCGGTGTGGCGAGAATCGTGAAAAGTAAAACCGTCCAGCCCGGCACGCTGGCGGTTTCTCCTAAAGATCGCATCCAGCACAGATGCATCTATATTGAACACGAATTCATCGTCGTTCCCTCGCAAGGATTCCAAGTTGCGCAATGCAGCTCTGGTCAAGGGCACATTGCGGCCCATGCCTGTTTTTGTCTGTCCTTTGTGCAGGACGCAAAAATTCTTGCGTACATCCTTCCAACGCAACTTAGTCACCTCCCCTGCTCTCATGCCGGTTTGCAGAGCAGCAATGAAGCATCGAGCAGCAATCTGCTTTGCCTTCGTGATGCCACCTGAGCGCGACCACTCCATCTCCCTAAGCATCTTGCGAATCTCAACCCCTTCAATAATCCTCTCTCGGCTATGGGGTGTAGAGGGCCTGCTCACATCCGTCATTGGATTGCGAGTAATCCAGTGCCATTCCTTGCGTGCGTACTCCAGAACATTGTTCACCAGCGCCATTTCGCGCAGCACGGTTGAGTCCTTTACGGACTTCCTTCGTGCGTTCTTCCACTGGATAAGGTCTTGCTCGTCCAGTTCGGCAATGGTTCGCTCACCTGGCCATTTAGGGTGTTTCGTAGTGATTGCCTCAATCCGAATCTGCTCCCAGCGCCAGCCACGCTTATCAGGCGAGACCTCTTCCTTGTACTTGTTCATGGCGTCATTGAGGGTCTTCGACTCCCCGTGCAACTTGGCGCCAGCCTTGCCGCCTTTGGCTGCAGCCCTCAGCTCTATAAGCCTGATGCGTCCCCATTCCTGCGCCTCTCGCTGGGTATTGAACGTGGAACTATCTCGCGCTCCGTCAAACTCAACCTGTTGACGCCATTTTCCAGATACAGTTTTAGTGGGTTTTCTCATTGCTGCGGGGTGCAAAAATTGGGCGAAATTGGGCGCTGAGTGTGTGCAAAAGGTGTTTTTTGCTGCAACCCTGCGCCTACCCCGGATAGCATAAGTCTTTGATTTATTTAAAAAAGTGCAGCTATTGCACAATCTTGAAACCCTGTCGATTCATCTCTCCGGCACCAAGTCAGTAAAGAAAAGCCCGCTATCCAAACGATAGCGGGCTTTCTTCTTTTTTGCTCCGTGTAGCCACCAGTACATAGTTTTCGCGCTTTGAGCACCGGCTGATTCTGTCCCCACCCTGCTTTCGCTTTCAGCTCCTGCTGCTTTTGGATGCCACATTCAAGAGAGTAACTTCTGACATCTACGACCTTCGCTTTTTGTAGCAATCGGCAGACAAAAAACCCACTGGATTAGCAGTGGGCTATATGAGGTTTTATTATGTTGCGACGTGAGGTTTTGTGAAGTCGCAATATTGGGTTTTGCTGCGCAGTTCCCCTCCAGAGGGGGCGCCGGTCGTGTGCTCAAAAACCGGCGCAACTCCTCTTTATTTCTTCTTCAACGGAATCACATAAAACCTCAGCCATAAATCCAGCATCAGTATCGTTGGCAGCGCGATGAACGTTGGAAAGTCAACGATCCGCGAATCGACCTTAGTCAGGCTGGTCATGATCACAAAACCAATGGACAGCGCGGTGACCAAAGTCAACGGCAGAAACCAATACGATGCTTTGTGCTTGCGCTGGCACTGGGAGCAGCGAAAGCTCCATGCTGGGCCAAAATGCAAAATCTTGCTGGCACTCACCCCGCATTCATGACAGTGTGGGCATTTGAGCTTGCGCTTGCGTACAAAAAATACCTGAAACACCAGCATCCAAAAAATCAGACCACCCACTTTGACACCTCATTCTTTTGTGCATGCAGTCACGGCACCCATAAATTAGTGACATGAAGCAGCGCCAGCCAGCCAGCCAGCACTGAACTGACGCCACGAGCGAGGGTGATCAAAATTCACGGACCATCAAAATACGGCTTTTGTGCATATAGCCCTGTGTGTTGGCATTCACCCGTACCTGCCACCAATCGCCCGCCTGTGGGTGGGTGTAGAAAGACTCTTCTTTATCGACGCGAGCAATGATCGCGCTCTTGCCATCGGGGGCCTTGCGCAGGTTGGTGTAGCCATCAGGGTCGTTGATCACAGCCGTCACCGAGAATGGCCTGCTGGAATACACATCCGCCACGACCTTGCCGTTGTCTGTCAGCACGCCATCGGCAAACACATATTTGTGCTGACCTTGCCGCCCCTCCATCTCAACCACCAGCGACTTATTCAACAGCTGGATCTTGTGAGGCTCATCACAGGTACCAAATGTGGGCGATGAAACCGCCTTGCCTGCGTCCAGCGTGATGACGTTGAACAGCTCCGGGCAAGCTGTGCCACCGATATTGGTGGTAAGCACCAGAACCTTGCCGCCGACATCGTAGGCTTTCCCGATAGAGAGACTGCTATTACCCATCACCCCCGGAATGACGGGCTTGCCATTGAAATGCAGCAGCCGGTTCTCATCCACCGACAAAGTTCCAAACTTGGTTTTCAGATAAGTCTCATAGGCCTGCACCTGCGATGCGGCCAAACCCAACAACACCAGAGCGCCCAGTTTCCAATTCATTTTTTTCATCACATCCTCTCCTTCCTTATTGGTTAACCAATTCACGCAATCAATTCATCGCAAGCGAATGAGTGCCCCAAACTACTGTCGACATACCAGACAGTCTCATTGAACCGAAGTCAAACCAGGCCTTGATTTGGGGCATCAGCCGACTCAGCGCAGCCACGCGCCCCTAGCAGTCTCGCAATGAATCAACCGCCAAAAACTCAGGCCGCCAGTCGCTCAATCGCGATATTGGCGGGCTGCCTGAACAGCAGCAGCTGATTGACGGGAGACTGCATCAGCTCCAGCAGCTTGGGCTTGTACTCGGCAAAGACGCGCTCACCCTGCTGGCCCAGCTTGCCTGCCACCACTTCACGGTTGAGTTGGTTCATCAGCCCCCGATAACTGCCCAGCACCTGCTCATACTTGCGCGAACCGCTCCACAAAATGGACTGCGCCAGTGAAGGCTTGCCAATACGCGCTGCCAGCAAATGCTCGGCATGCAATGCACCCGGCAAGATATCCACCAATAGATGGATAAAGTCCAGCATCAGCTTGAAGTGCTTGCTCTCGCTACGCTCTGCAGCGCTGGCCTTGACATAACCAGCGATGTTGTCCACCAGCGATGTGATGTGATTGCGCTTGCTGCCCAGTTGCGCCAGCAAGGGGGCAGCAACATCGTGAATCTCGGCAGCCAAGGCGCGCTCTTGCAGCAAGTCGCGGGTGTACTCCACACTGCCCATGTAGTCGCTAATCTTGTCCATATAAAAGACCAGATTTTGCTCATGCTGAGTTAGTGCAATTTCATCGACCGTGTCTTGAATCGCATCCAGCTTGCGGCCCAGGTACTGCGTCTGCACCACGATGGCACCCACAATCACCACACTGCTGAGCACCTGCGTCGCCATCAGCACGTTTTGCATGCTTTGCACGGCTTGCGCAACATTCTGGGTCGCCGTGGCCACCGATTGCAGTTGCTCGATCACTTCCTTCACCGACTCTACCGAGCGCTCCGTGAACTTCAGGTGCTGGATGATGCCCGTTTTACCGCTACCTTTTGCCCAGTAAGCGACGCCATCGACCACGACCGCATGGCCTTTTTGCAGAGCCTCCAGCAGCACAGGGCGAATCTCGCTCTCGTCAAGTACCCAAATCTTGCTGGCCAAATCACCAAAGGTATTGATCAAAACACATCCCTCTCTAAATACTTCTTGCGCATATAAGCAATCTGAATCACCGCCGGCATGGTCACGCGATAGGCCGTGCCAGAGAGCATGGGCACAGTCAGCGCCACACCCAGCACCACGGCAAATGGCCCTGCAAAAGCCGCAGCACCCAAACGCGTACCAATGAACTGCGCAGCCATGGGGCCTGCAAAACGCGCAGCCAGCCCGGCCCCCAGCGAAGCCAGCATGGCACCCGCCACATATTCATAGAGAAGCATGGCTGCCGCACCACCCGTCGCGAGCGCCAGGCGCACGGGCGACAGACCCGCTGCATCCTTGAAGCGATCCAGCAGGTTGATCTTCTGCAAGAAGTCTGTGCGCTGCGCCTCGTCCATCTTCTCCCAGGCCTTGTCCGCCAGAAACTCGATCAGCTTGGCCTCTTTCTGAACAATCTCCTTGTCCTCTGCCCCCAGCTTCACGCCGACGCGCTCGCACACATCGGACAAAATTTCCTCGTACAGCACGCCCGTACCCCGGAACAGATTGACCACCGAGTCACCGCCATACAGCTGCAACTCGCCCGCCACCACCTGCCAGCTCTTGAGCCATTTCTGGGGCAGATCCAGATGCGCGGTAAAGCCCGGGTCCGTCAAGATGCTGCTGGTGCGGCGCTTCTCGCCATCAGTGTCGTAAATCAGAATCTGCGCCAAGTTGGACACATCGTCGTTGTCACACATGGACAAAAACTTCAGGCCCGGGTCTTCACGGTACTTAATTGCCATAACGGCTCGCCTCTCTCTCTTAAAAATTTTTCATTCATGGCCGCCCGCACTGAGTGCTTTTCCGGTGCGGGATCCGGTGCACCAGGTGCTAGCGGCAGGTATTGCTTGGCAAACGTCAGGCTGTCGCCGCCTTGCGGCCACGCGTTTTTTTGACCGGGGCTTCGGCTGCACGCGCCTCGCGCAAGCGGCGCAGCAGCTCGGTGGCCGGTTCGTCGTTCGGGTCTTGCGGCACCAGCTCGCCGCGAAAGGCCTTGGCCAGCAGAGCGGGCGTGAGGCGGTCGGCGGCGGAGCGGGCGGTTTGCAGCCGGGCTTCAAGCCGGTCGGCATAGGCGAAGAGGATTTCTACGCGGCGGACGATTTCGGTTTGTTCTCCAGCTGAAGCAACTGGCACAGGGATTTTTCCCAATTCCTTAGTGTTTATCTTTGGCAGAACTGTTCGACTTTCTGCATTAGAAGCCCAACTTGTGAAACGCTCGCCCAACATCCATAACAGCAAATAATCATCGTTAAGCTTCGTTGATATTGGATACATATCAGCACTGCATAAACCTGAAAAATCAGGTATTGCAACCTTGCATAAATTCGGACGAATTTTTGAGTAAACAATTTGCCCGGCATTAAACCAATTCTTAGGGCTCTTTACAGCATCATCCGCGATTGTTTGACAGCCAGATATTCTCCCAGACCAAGGTTCAATGTGATTAGGCGCAAGGTGGACTTCGTTTTGATATTTACTTGGATCACGCAAATCACTTTTTACACCCGCAATTTCAGAGAACTCTACCCATTTCCAAGAATTGGGTAGATCAAGCAGTGTTTGCTCTCTAAACTCTGTTATCGATTTCCAAGACAAAGCAGGTAGATCATTTTCTTGACGCCAATCCTCCGTCAGTCGCCCCGAAGTGGCGGCGGCCAAGACCGACTGGCGAAAGCGTTTGAGCAAGGGGGTGATGCGGGCGAGACGGTCGTTCAGGGCATCGACACGGGTCAGGACGGTGTCGAGTTTGTCGGCGATGCGGCGTTGTTCCTCGTATGGAGCTACAGGAATTTCTGCCGCTCTAATCTGCTTCAGGACAAGCCTTTTAATCGCTGTCCCAGTCATGCCATTAGTCATAGTCTTTTTCGTGAGAGGACTATTCAACCAATGCTTTAGATACGCTGAATTTAAATAATTCTTTTCAGGCTTAAGCAATGCCACACTTGAAAGCAGAGAAAATTCTTCTCTCAATGTATTTATTGCTGCGATTCCCGTTGTGACGCCATCTTTAATGTATAAAACATCCCCATATTCAACAGGACATCTTGTATATATTTCTCTATGAACACTCTCGTTAACATAATAAATATCACTTAAATCCAATCCCCAAGGCCTGATATTTTTTGCAGTTACATAACGAAAATCGCCTGTTGGGGTATTGACTGGAGAGTGGTGTGTTCCATCTGTGACCAGTGAGCAGATTTCATCCAAGCGAATCGAAGCCCAATTACTCATCAATTTCCCCCAATTCCGCCAATATCCCCTCCAACTCCTCCAGCGCCGCATCCAACTCGCCCTTAATCTCCCGCGCCAGCGCCGCAGGTTCGGGCAAGTCCGCTGCGTCTTCCACGCTGTCGTCCTTGAGCCAGGCAATGTCCAGGCTATCTTGCTTCTCCGTGCGAATCCATTCGCGCGAAAAGCAGCGCCAGCGGCTTTGGTCACCGCCGTCGGTGCGCGGACTGTTGCCGTTCACGTCTTCGCCATAGGCCGCGATGAATTCGGCAAAGTGCGCGTCGGTCAGCGGCGTGCGCTTGCCAAACTTGGGGGCGTTGGCGCGCATGTCGTACACCCACACATCCTTGGTGCTGCCCGTGGCGGCTTCGCCCACTTTTTCAAAGAACAGCACATTGGTCTTCACGCCCTGCGCATAGAAGATGCCGGTGGGCAGGCGCAGCACGGTGTGCAGGCGGCATTTGTCCATCAACGCGCGGCGAATGTCGGCGCCTACGCCTGCTTCAAACAGCACGTTATCGGGCAGCACCACGGCGGCACGGCCACCGTCTTTGAGGTGCTTGATGATGTGCTGCACAAAGGCCAGCTGCTTGTTGCTGGTGGCGTAGGTCAGGTCATCGCGCGTGGCACCGCCGCCGCCTTTGGCCGTGCCAAAGGGCGGGTTGCTCAAGATGATGTCGCTCTTGGGCAGGCGCTGGCCGGCGGTGCCCAGCGTGTTGCCCAGGTGAATGGCGCCTTCGGCATCGCCTTCAATGCCGTGCAGCAGGCAGTTCATCAGCGCCAGGCGGCGCGTGTTGGGCACCAGCTCCATGCCGGTGTAGGCCTTGCGAATCTGAAAGGCGCGCTGGGGCTCGGTCAAATCCAGCAGGTCATCGGTTTGGGCGCGAATGGCGCGGTCGGCGGCAATCAAGAAGCCAGCGGTGCCGGCGGCCGGGTCTTGAATGGTTTCGCCCACCTGCGGACGCATGACGGCGATCATGGCGTCGATCAGCGGGCGTGGAGTGAAGTACTGGCCGGCGCCGCTTTTGGTCTCGCTGGCATTCTTTTCCAGCAGGCCTTCGTACAAGTCGCCCAGGCCGTCTTTGTCGGTGTCGAACCAGTCGATGCGGTCGAGGTCATTGATGAGCTGCTCCAGGTGGCGCGGCTCGCTCAGGCTGGTTTGGGCATTGGCGTAGATGGCGGCAATGCGGGGGTTGGTGGACTCGGACAGCTGCTGCAGCGTGCGGCGATAGGTGTTGAGCAGGTTGATGCCCGAGAGGTCGCGCAGCTGGTTCCAGCGGGCGTAATCAGGCAGCAGCGGCTGCTGGAGGACGCCGGATTCGAGGTTTTCGTGCTCCATCTTGATAAAGAGCAGCAGCACCAGCTCGGTGACGTAGTCGCTGTAGTTGATGCCATCGTCGCGCAGGACGTCGCAAAGGTTCCAGAGTTTCTGGACGATGTCAGAGGTGGTCATACCGAAATAAAGGTTCCGTTATTTTGATAGCTTCTTGCGCTTTCTATTCATGCGTTTCAGCATGTTTTATGCATGAAATCTAATGAATACAAGCGCAGCAAGCTATTGTTTTAGATAGCTGCGCTGCAGCTGGCAGCGGTGATGGAATGAGATTGATGCATTGCATGCGATGGGGCGTGAGCATAGTCGCTGCCAGAGGGCTTGCGCCGTAAGTCTGGCCGCGCAAGCCGCTGGTGGTGGCGGTGGGCATGGGTCGTTCAGGCCACTTTTTGCCATAGCGCTTCGGCCAGTTGGGTGACAACGGTATCGAGCTCACCGCCCAGCACCTTGTCCACCTGCTTGGTGCCGCCTTGCTGGCGGAAGGCTTCGTTGAGAAAACGGCTGTCCACCACGGTCTCATGCTTGAGTTGCTTGGCAATGCGGTCCAGCCAGCTGCGCTGTGCGGTGCTCCAGCTGCGCAGGCTGTAGATGCGCTGCATGGCGCGGTTGACGCGGTCTTCAAAAGGCAGCAAGGCCTCTCCCAGCGCGGCTTTGCGGATATGGGCCACGATGCCGGCGGCAATGTCCTGGTTGCTCTGGTTGCGCCAGGCGGCCTTGAGGGCCGCTTCTGAAAAACCTGCACCGTCGAGCAGCAGGCGCACTTCGCGCAGCAGCTCACGCGTGAGGTCTTTGGGGCGGTTGACCACTACCGACAACGCCACCGACTGGTTGAGCTGCTCTTTGATGAAGTGGGCAAAGCCGTCCAGATAGTCCTCGGGCATGGCGTAGCTGCCCCAACTTTGCTCGCGGGCGACAAGCTCGTCATGGTGGTCAGACAGCACGGGGCGGTAAGCCGTGCCCATGAGTTCTTGCACCTCACCCAGTTGCTGCAGCAGGCGCGTGTGATTACGCAGAAAGTGGGCGACGGCCTGGGTGCCCTGCTTTTTGGCCATGTCGTGCAGGTGCTTGTGCAATTGGGCCGGGGGTATGCCCCAGCTTTGCTCCAGCTCTTGGAGGCGTTCTTTGAGGGCCGGCTTTTTCTCGGCCTTGTGCGTGGCCTTGCGCAGCACGCGCATGAGCTTTTGGTTGAGCTGATCGAGCACATCATCGGCATGTTTGCGCTCAGCCGTGCTGCCGGGGGCTGTGTAAGAGGCCGGGTTGTGCAGCTCGTCGATCAACTGATCGATGGTGACGTTGGGGTCTTTGACCAGCGGCTGCATGGTGTTGACGCCCTGCAGCGTGGCGTACAAATCCACCGGGTCGTAGATGCGAAACACGGTTTTGCCAATGTCATCGCAGCGGCGGGTGGCGCGGCCAATCATCTGCTCGTACAAGATGCGCGAGCGCACGCGGCGCATGAAGACGAGGTTGCAAATGCGCGGCACATCAATGCCGGTGGTGAGCAAGTCCACCGTGACCGCCACTTTGGGGTATGTCTCGTTTTTATAGTTGCGAATCATCTGGCTGACCTTGTCGGTCTTGCCGGTGATTTTGGCAACGATGGCCTGGTTGTAGGCGTCGCCATGCAGCTCCTTGAAGGCCTCGCCCAACATGCGCACCACGGTGTCGGCATGGGTGTCGGTGGCGCAGAAGATCATGGTCTTATCGTCGCTGAACGGGTCCAGCTCCTGCGCCAGCTGGTTGCAGATGACTCGGTTGAAGTTGTCGTTGAGCACGGTTTTGTTGAAGCTGGCCACATCAAAGTGCAGCTCGTCCTCCAGCTCGGCCGTGTCGATTTCGCCGGTTTGCAGGTGGATGCTTTCAACGGCATCGCCTTTTTCAAAGTGAATGCCGTTTTGCGTGAGCAGCGTGGTGTAGCGAATGGGCGGCTCGTGGTCGATCAGCCAGTCATCGGCCACAGCTTCGCGATAGCTGTAGGTGTAGATGGGGTGGCCAAAGATGTCGCTGGTGTGCTTGGCCGGCGTGGCGGTGAGGCCTACCTTGAAGGCATCAAAGTAATCGAGCACACGGCGGTAGGTGGAGAGGTACTGGCTGGCGTCGCGCAGTTCCTGCTCACCTTCGGTCATTTCCTGGTCTAGCGTGTAGCCGCGGTGGGCCTCATCGACGATGACGCAATCGAACCTGTCCACGGGCGGCGGGCTGTCACTGTCAAAGATACGCTTGACCATGGCCTGCACGGTAGCGACCTGCACGCGGTCTTCGGCCTCGGCCGCCATGTCGCCCAAATCTGCAATGTTGTAGAGCTTGGACAGGGGCATGTTCTGCTCGAGCAGCATGTCGTCAAAGGCCTCCAGCGCCTGGTCGCCCAGCGCGGTGCGGTCTACCAGAAACAGAATACGTTTGAAACGTTCGGCCTTTAGAAAACGGTAGATCAGGCCAATGATGGTACGGGTTTTGCCCGTGCCGGTGGCCATGGCCAGCAGGCTGCTGCGCTGACCTTGGGCCAGACATTGCTCCACCGCGCTGATGGCGTTGAGCTGGTAGCTACGCAGGCCCAGATAGGCGGCGGTCTCTGTCTCTAGCTTGCCCTGCGCCTTGGCAATATCGCGCCGCAGCACATCAAGCAACCCCTCTGGCGAATGAAAGCTAGGCAAAGGTCTGGCCAGATTGGCCGTGTGGCGCAGGTCACGAAACCAGGTGCCGCTGGATTGCTCGTGCTGCCGGACAAATGGTCGGCCGTTGCAGGAGTAGGCAAACGGAATCTGGAACAGAGCGCCCTGCCCGTCTTGCCAGGGCTGGGGCGGCTGCTCATGCTTCCAGGCCGCCTCACAGTCAACAGAGAGCAAAAAACTGCGCGCATAGCGCTCAGCCTGACCGATCTTGCCGGCCACGTTCTGATTAAGGCGCTTTGCCTCCACCACAGCTACAGGCGTGAGGCCAGCAAACAAAACGTAGTCTGCGCTCTGTTGCCCCTTCATCGGCCACTCGGCAATCGCCATGTTCTGGCCCCGCGCCGGTCGTGCGCCCTTGGCATAAGTCTGGGCTACGGTGTCTGCACTCCAGCCTGCGTCGCGCAGCATCTGGTCGATGATGAGGCGCGTGGCTGGCTCATCCATTTGCACCAGACTGGCAGCTTTGCGGGAGCGGCTGCTCCAACTGCGCACGGTTTCTGGGCTGGGGGCTTTCTCAACGGCATCGCTCTTGGCAAGCTCGGCCTTGAGCTGCTCGATAGTGGCGCTTGCCTCCATGGCCAACTGCTCATAAATATCGCGTTCTTGCAGGGCTTTGGCCGCCAGCGCTTTTTCCTGGTCAGCCTGTTGCTGCAGCAATTGCTGCATGGCCTCCTGGTCTGAGCTCAGGGCCTGCGCACTGCTCAGGCGCGCATGCAGTGCCTCCATCTGCTTTTGCAGGTCATAGAGCTTCTGGCTGGGATCATCCGGCAGCAAAAACGGGCCGGCCTTGTAATCTGCATTGCTGCCAAAAGTGCGGTGAAACCAGAGAGCTACTTCGCGGGCGACCTTGAGAGATTCAAGTGCCTCCCGATAGCCAATCGCAGCTCCAACCTCATGCACCGCTTCATTGCCTCGCATGCGCAGCAGGTGAAACATCTGCCGCAACTGCGGGTCCAGCCCCAACTTGGAATCAATGCTGCGAATGAGGTCCGACTGTGTGGATGGCTGCAACTGCGGCTGCAAGCCAATGCGGCCGGCGACCTCTTTGGCAATGGCTTCGGCCAGTAACCTCAGTTTGGCAACACAGCTGGGCGGGTCGTGGGGAAAAATTTTCTCTGCGGCTAAGCCCAACGCTGCCAATGATTTGGAATAAGCGCCCAGAAAAGCGAAATTACTCACCCGCTGCCTCGATTGATATTGGTATAGCGCATATTATGTAACCATGCGTTGCAATATCAAAAATTAATCCCGGCCGGGACAGGAATTAAATTGGAACGTCCTCGGCAGCTGGTCAACGATATTTTTGGATCAAGGAAATAGCGGGGCAGACGAAGGCCTGCCCCCTTACGCGCCACCAAATTGACAGTTTGAAATTGGCTCCATCGACAGTGCAGGCCCATGGACTAAATACCCCGCGCATGTCTAAGACATTGCGGCACAGCACCCCAATAGACATGGCACATGCTTTTGCTTTTCACTGGCGTTGTTGCATAAATCGTTCTCTACCGTCGGGTAGCCTCGAGCGATGAGTCAGTCTCTGCATTCCAAGTCCCGCTATCGCACAAACAACTGGAAGCAGTACCACGCTGCGCTCAAAGCGCGAGGCGCCTTGACTTTCTGGTTGGACAAGGGTATGTCATGGTTTGCCGCTAGCAGCGGCAAACGCGGGCGTAGCCCGCAGTTCTCGGATGCAACTATCCAGTTCTGCCTGACCATCAAGAACCTGTTTGGCTTGGCCTTGCGACAGACACCGGCTTTGTGCAATTGCTGTTGGCTTTGTCTGGACTGCCATGGCCTGTTCCAGACTTCAGTACGCTATGTCGCAGACAACGCAGTCTGGATGTGCAAGTGGCAATCGCCCCAGTTCGTGTGGACTGAATTTGCTGCACGCCTGCACGGGCATAAAGTTCCTGGGCGAAGGCGAATGGAAGTGCAAAAGCATGGCGCGGAACGTCGACGTCAACGGCGCAATCTGCACATCGGCATTGATGCCCAGACGCTGCAGGTGCGAGCCATCTGCGTGACCTCCAACAACGTCGGCGATGCGGTGGTAGTGCCACACTTGTTGGAACAACTGCCGGCAGATGAGTCATTGCTGAGCGTTACCGGTTATGGTACCTATGACACACAGCCTGTGTATGCCGCAGTGATGAAGCGCAATGCCATGCCCATCATCCCTCCGCGAAAGAATGCCCGGATGCGCAAAGGCGCTGCCTTTGCGCACCGCAATGCGGCGATTGCCGCATGCAGGCGCTTTGGGCGCAAGCTATGGAAGAGTTGGAGTGGGTATCACCAGCCCAGCCTAGTGGAGACCAAGATGCACTGCATTAAACGCTTGGGCGAGCGGGTCATGTCTAGAACCTTCGAGCGCCAGGTCAACGAACTACACATCCGAGCCGCCATTCTCAATCGGTTCACTGAACTGGGTTGTCCGCAAACAGTGGTTGTGGCATAGCCACGTGGGAAGCTTGACTTGGCATTGATTTGTGCAACAGCACCTCTCTGAAGGGGTGTTGTAGCGGTTGCACATCAACCGCCCTCTGCATCCCTGAACTCCGCATCGAGCTCGCGCCAATACTTGGCCATGGTCAATCGTGCCTCCTCCATCGACTCTGGTTGCATTGCACGATGAATGCACTCGCTCGGGGACTCATCGACCGGCAGCGCTAGTCGCGCATACCAGGCACAGCGTTTGATAATCGCGCCCGCATATCGGCGCATCTCTTCCGTGATCCACTCACCTTGCTCTATGAGGCCAGCCTCCGCCGCGAGCGCATTCAGCACTGCAACCCTGGATCTCGAGCGGCTGCAGCTATCGGCCTGTCTGAACTCCTCCAAGGGCTCAGGCAACATCGCACGCTCGACGTATTCCCTCGGAGATTCCTCAAGCTCAACAGCCTTGTAGGCATTTCGACAGCAGCGATCAACGATCGCGCCGGCAAACTCGCGCATCTGCTCGGTGATCCACTCGCCTCGAGGGATGAGGCCGAACTCCGCGGCGAGTGCATTCAGCACCGCCACATTGGATTTCGGCTGCGGCATCAGCGAGGTGTAGAACTCTCGCTCCACATTTCCAAACTCCCCGTCGTCATCCTTGAAATCATCTTCAGAATCGGTCATGGGGGACCTCCTTTAACCTGGCCCTCTATTGGACTCCAGATCAGCCTCGCCTTCAAATTTACTGTGCGAATAAACAGTATTTTTGAAAAAAGGGCTCGAAATGTCATCGACCAACGGATGCCTCCTGCATGTGACCGGACTGGAGCTGGGGGCGGCGCTTAAGACTCTGCCCATGGCTGGCCGTGAGTCGCCTGCATCGATCACCACCGACATTGACACAATGATGCCGGGGCGCGTGCGCCTGACCTACGCACTACACAAATCCAATATGCACCGGTGGGCCACCCAGTACTTCTGGGGGACTGTCCACGCCGAAGTGCTCTCAACGCTCAGCCCTGACGAAGTGAAAGATGAAATGCTGGCTGGGCGCTCGTTAATGGGCACTGCATCGACGATCCGGCCATGGATCGGCATCTTCTGGGTGTAATGGCGTGAGCGACGCATTCCTCTGGTGCGCCGCAAGTGCTCCAGAAGCTCCTTCTTCAAGGCCCCGCGTGTTTGGACGAAGAGCGTGCTGTAGATGGCTTCGTGAGACACCTGCATATCCTTTGCGCCCGGGTAAGTTCGTTTGAGCCATCCTGCTATTTGCTCAGGTGACCATTGACTCTGCAATTTACCCGCCACGATCTGCGCCAACGCAGGATTGCAGGCCAACTTGCACGTCTTTGGGCGGTGCGCTCGCTGCCAGGCTGCCTCATCTGCTTTTGTAGCTCGGTAGCAGGTGTTGCCGCCATTGCGCATGAGTTCTCGACTGATGGTGGATGCTGCTCGCTTCAAGCGCCTGGCAACGCAGCGGATGGATTCACCTGCGGCCAAGCTGCGCGATATTTCCTCGCGCTCAGCCAGAGCGGCCGATGCCTTGCTGGCGGGCGGATGCCCCCTGTCGCACTCAGGGTGTTGTGAATCGAGGTGCGCGGTCGCTCAAACAGCTTGCCGATCTCGTGCAAGCTATCGCCGGCTTTCAAACGATCCCACATCAGGGCCTTCTGAGCTTCGGTGTAGTAAATCCGCGGTCTTTGCTTCATGCCAGCACTCCATCCGCCAGAGGCAGTCATTGTGTTGCATTGACCAGTTGAATCCACAGTCGTGAGCAGCCCTCGGTGGCTGGCTGCTATCCGCCAACCTAGGACTGTCGCTGACCGCCACTAAGGCGACCTTGCCTGTTTAAATCCAGCGCTTTGCTGCTACCTCTGATGGGCATCCATTGGGCACGCGAGCGCCAATGAGGTTGGCCGATACATAGCTTCCGATTACAGCAATCACGAGCTGTACTGCTTGTCCTGCGTACGGAACAAAATGCCATGAAAGATTAAACAGAATAAGCGTAGCCAAGCCAGTAAAAATGCCAAGGACGAAGCCCTGCTTGTACAAGAAAAGTGTTTGCCCAAGGCAAGGCACTTTCTGCAAAACTTCACCTCGAAGACGTTGCAATAGAGACACGGTCACTCCAGTGATATTTGGCATTCATTGTGAAATTCATCCGCAACCGAAGTCAACAACCCAATGACCGCTCATGGCTGGCAGCAGCCAGCCACCGAGGGCTGCTCACGACCCTAAGCAGGCAAAAGCAGCCCACTTCGTTAATAGTCAATCCAGTGGTCGAAGCATCGCTGCAACGGGAAGCACTCTAGGGGCGTCACCTTCAAATCCACAAACCTCTATCCCGCTAAGCAGGCCTCCGCTTTCATATATGAATGCGCCAGCCAATTGATCTTGATCGTTAAAAAGAAAGTCTCCCAAGATATGCACGCCTGGAGGAGCCGGATTGTGGCCATCCAGCTGAAAGTCAATGCTGGCGCAACCGCATACACAACGCCAAGGCGTAACTTGCAAAGATTCAAGTTGCCCAAGAAATGCCTTTGCTTCGGGGACTCCGTTCTCTAGCATCCAGCGAGCCAGCGACATTTCTGCAACCGTTAGAGAGCGATTCATTTCTAAGCCATATGGAGAGATCAACGCATCCAGTCTAACGTTCCCTCGGAACCGTTGTGAGGGAGCAGAGCGACTGCTACTGGCCGAAAGGAGCCTGCCAGGGAGTGACCTCGGTAGCCAGGGATGATTATCTTCTCAGTCAATCCTTGATCGGAGCTGTTGCCGCTCTGATAGCGCGCATTTGGCACAGATGATCAATGTTGCCGGCACATCCATTTCAACCGCACCTACAAAAACGGAGGTGCTCGACTGCTATGTCTTTGAATCGTTGCAGAAAGAGCGCTCAATGACCGAGGGCTGGCTGCATCGCTACAACCACCATCGCCCACATGAATCGCTAGACCGGACTCCTCCGGTCCCGTATCGTGTCAAACGTTTCCCCAACCTCGGCTTGCAGGTGGCGCGGGGAAACGAGGAGGCTTCACTGACCTACCGGGGCGCCGCCTTGATCGCAGCATTCAGGGTAGTCCACAGCTCCTTGGTGACGGGCACCATGTCCTGCCTGAAGTACCACCAGAAGTGACCGCCCACGTAATTCGGGGTGGTGATCTTCATCGTGTAATAACGGGTCAGGTACTCGGCCTTCTTGGTTTTGCGTGAGGTACCCACCTCCCCAAACCCGATCTTGGAATTGGGGAACATCACGCGCAGCTTATCGAACACCTGCTGCCAGTTGGGCTTGAGTCCATTGCAGTCATCCTCGTAGTAGGAAATCCAGACGTAATCCAGACCCTGCTTCATGTAGGCAGGGACATTGGCCTCGGCCCACTTGAACATTTCATTGGCAGGTTTCGACCAGCAATCTTGGTTGTAGTAGAGCGTGACCGCAGCCGCCTTGTTCTGTGACTTCACGATGTTGTAGGCGTTGGTCATCTTCGCCACCACATCGGCATTGGCCCCCAGCCACTCGCCGTTGACCTCGTTGGCTACTTCCCAAATATCCACGACATCCGACAACGCATTGAGGTATTGATTAGTCCGTTGGATGTACGCATCCACGCTGTACTGCTTGACGTAGTACGAGTCCAATATCTCACCCATCACATAGGAAACTTTGGAGATTTCCACTGCTGGCTTGCGGTAATAGTCCGGGTTGACGAACTCATCGAAGACGATGCGCGTGGTGGGCCGGTAGGCCAGCGACGATAGGCTGCGCGTGATGTCATTAAGCCTGCTCACATCGTCCACGGTGACGCCGTAGATAGGGGTTGGGACTATGCGGCCCGAGGGCACGCTGGTCTGAGCAGATACGACGGAGCACAGCGAGGCAATGCACAATGGGATAAACGCTTTCATGCGGTATCCCCCAATGAAGGGTTCAATGAGTTTTTTCACTTGGATCAATATGAATCGAGGCATGACGAGGGTAGGATGTGACTGCTTCTAGCTGGCAGCACCGGCTTAGACCGCCCCTCAGTTGGCGCTCGATAATTAGCTAAACGGGCGACTTTAGTCCGTGAAGTTTGGCTAACAGTAGCCAAATGAAACGAACACGCTCCATGAGCCTGCACACATATCGAGCTCGCAGCTACTCGGCCCTTGTTGACGCGCTCAATGCTATGCGGCAGCTACCGGTCAATGAGTTGATTGCCAGAGTTGACTTGATGTTTGGGTAATGTGGGTGAGCCCTAAACATGAAGCGTTACGTTTGTTGCCTGCGGTATGAGCCGTTTTCAAAATGAGCGCATCGAGGAAAGCGTCATCGCGCGGTCGCCAGGCGCATGAGATGAAAGGTGCTTTACGTGGCCGCTTGTCCTTCACTTCTCAGTCCGCTTTGGGCGTTTTCAGCCAAAGGCGTCAAGGTGCACGTGCCACTGGATTACGCAGTCCGCTGCGGCCACTCAAGGCTCAATATCTAGCCTGCAGAGAAAAACCTGGATCTGGAGCACCCCAATTGAAATCGCCCTCAACGCCACGGGCGTGATGATTGCGGTCGATGAGACGGAAATGCCTCTGGTGGAAGGCCACTGACAGGGTGTCAAGCCGTAGCCGCTCCTCTGCTACATTCCCTTTCACAGGAGGAATGAGAGGATGAAAGCTATTCAGGGCACTGCCGCGCTGCTGGTCGCATTACTCTGTGGACCACATTTGCACGCGCAGCAGATCACCGGGAATGAGCTGCATCAATGGCTCTCTGAAACACAAAAATCTCAAGCGGGTATCGCGCTGGACCACCAACAGGTCAGTATTGCGCGCGGGTATGTATTGGGAGTTGCCGAAACACTGGTGTCGTCCAAAGCCATTTGCATACCAGACGGCATCACACGCGACCAAATCTTGGACATCATTCCTATGATGCTTTACGCCAAGCCGCAGCTTAGGCACATGAATGCCAACTCACTGGTCTCAAGGGCGTTGCAAGATGTCTTCCCTTGCAAGCCAAGATAGATGGCAACTGCTCTGCTGCATTCCTTGACCAGTTTGCGTTCGACTGCGTCACGTACTGTAGCTAGATCGCTGCGATCTGGTTGCGGGTATTCGCGGCCCCGGCCAACCCAGCCTGGAGCGCCCGCGTCTCCCGAACTCATACCTCCCTCAACACAAGCTTAGAAACGGGCGATACGCTTGCCCAGGATCACGGACAGCTCGCACATCACATCGAGTTGGCGACGCATGCGAGACTGCTCTTCGGGGTCCAACTGGCGGAACAAGGCATTGCGCAGCATGAACTCATCCAGCTTGGTGATACGAATGTCCGTTTCCTGCTTTTCATCCAGCATGCGCTGCTGGTGGGGTGACGGCCCACTGGCTCTGGCAGTGCTGCCATTGATGCAGTGCTCCAGCATCGCCTTGGCCTGGCCGAAGTACAGCAGATTCGTGCCCGTGGGGCTCATGCAAGCGTGTAGCGAGCGGGTGAATGTGATGCCACAGTCAGGCGCAAGTCAGCCGGCAGCGGCCAGGACAATAAGCGGCCGACCAATTGCTCCGTGATCGCAATTTTGCTCATCGGGTTTCCTTGGTTTGGGGGATCACTGGCCAGGCTGCGCGGCACCTTGCTGCATCAACTGCGTGGCCATCAGTTCGGATTGCCATCTCCGTGTACCGCTGGCAGCACTGTCCGAATATTTTTCCGAGGGCTCGGGCGTACTCGATGAGAGCGGCGGGGGGGGGGAGGCGTCAGCAAGTCGCTGCTCGGCACTCAGGTGCTGGTGAATGCCCAGCAGCGCCAGCATTGATACGAGAGCTTTTTTCATGCCCAGGAGTTTTCCGGAGCAGAGCTCAACGATCGAACCCTGGCGGGGTGCAACGAATATCGATCTATGGCCAGAAGCAATCCTTATCGTTTCTAGACATACCGCAACAATGCGCGGCAAATCAGTTGGGAATGTAGAACGTCTATCAAGCACCGTGCTAGCCTTGCCTCGATAAGTCTTGAACAAGCCCGAATGTGCTGGAGCCGCCTGCGGTGAACGAACCAGAGCTATTGCGTGCATCTGTTTCTGCACTCTGCTCTGGTTCTGCCGGCCATCGAGCCAACCGGAGTGCTGTCTTGCGCCGTTCCATTCTTCTTGTCCTTGCTTCTTTCTTTGTGATTTGGGCAGTGGAGGCTTTTTGGCTCTCACCGTCGCCACCTGGTGACCTGCTGTGGGTGATGCGGCAAGAAGGCATGCTGCTTACCGGCATTCTGGCTTTGGGGGCCATGACGGCCATCATGGTTTTAGCCTTACGCCCTCGCTGGGTGGAGTCGCCTTTGGGCGGCATGGATAAGGCATACCGGTTGCACAAATGGCTGGGCATCATTGCCATTACGTTGAGCTTGGCGCATTGGCTGGCCAAGCAGTCCAAGCCCCTCATCGCGACGGCTATTGGCAGCACTGGCAGGCTGGCCAAAGTACCCGTGCCCGAGTGGGTCAGCCTCCTAAAGCCCTATGCCAAAACCTTGGGCGAATGGACCTTTTATGCATTGATCCTGATGCTGGTCATTACGCTTGCTCGTCGCTCAGTGCCATACAAGCGCTGGTACTGGTTTCATCGATTCATGCCTCTGGCGTATCTGATATTGGTGTTCCATGGCATTGTGCTGACTCCTCCTGGCTACTGGAGTGGTGTGGGCGGCTGGCTGCTGGCGTTGACAATGGCCCTCGGCGTCGTCGCCGCCGTGATGCAACTGGTGCGTGACCTGCGCTCGCGCTATCCCCATGCGGGCACCGTACTGTCATTCACGCAGCTTGGCGATGTGCTGGAGCTGCAGTGCCGTATGGATGATTCCTGGCCGGGCCATGCTGCGGGGCAATTCGCCTTTTTGCGCTTGGCAGGGGAGCAAGAGGCGCACCCGTTCACGCTGTCCGATGCCGACCAGCAAGATCATGTCGTGCGCTTTCACATCAAACAACTGGGCGACTGGACTCGCAGCCTGCCCAAGCGCCTGCAGCCCGGTATCGTTGTGGAGCTGGACGGTCCTTATGGTCGCTTTGTGCCTCCGGATCACGACGATGGTGCCGTGCACGTATGGGTTGGCGCCGGCGTTGGCGCGACTCCTTTTCTATCGTGGCTAGGCCAACTACACCATGACGGCCATGCTCCCCAGGCCTGGCTGCAATACGCATGCCAGCATGCGGTCGACCCCCTTGCTCAAGCGCTGAAAGAGGCTGCTGCGCTTCATCCGGATGTGCATCTGGATATCTTTGCCGACGGCCATCGCTGGACGCCCAAAGAGGTGCTTCAACGTTATGGTGCCGACAAGCCACTACGGGTGTGGTTCTGTGGTCCTGCAGCCATGGGCGAGCAATTAGAGCTGACCCTCAAGCAATCGCTGCCAGCGGATTCCTGGCAACTTCACAGAGAACACTTTGAATTTCGGTGAGCACGGTATAAAACTATCGCGGAAGAAATTCACCAGACCTGCCAGAGCTTTGGCCTGGATTGAATCGTCACCATACGCTCCTCACTGATCAAGCGATCCGCTATAGCTCCAGCCAACTCCGCCAGTGATACCTGCCGAAGCGGACACCTTGCCCCAGGCGCTGGCCACGCACTGCGCCGATGTCGTGAGGCCAATCTTGGCTGCATCCAGGCGCACGGCATTGCTCTGGATCGCCACATCCGCATTGAGCTTGGCTGTCTGCAGGGCGTAGTTGCATAACTCCAGCTTCGCAGTGCAGCAGGCTTGCCAGATGAGTGAGTCGAGCTGGGGGCGCAAGCGTTAGCGCACCACAAACTGGAAGGTGTACAACGCAGCATTGAAGGCCGAGGCGTGAAGGCCCGAGGCGACTTGACCATCTGGCTGGACCAGGGCATGCCGTGGTTCGCCCCTCCAAGCGACAAGCGTGGTCGCAATCGCACTTTCTCAGATGCTGCCATCCAGTTTTGTCTGACCATCAAATGTCTGTTCGGCTATGAGCCCGATGACGCGCTCCTGATCGAGGACGCCGAGGACACCCAGGAAACAGAGGCGCTGCGTGACCTCGGTTTCATTGAGTGA